GCTGAAGCCGGCGGCTTTGTAACTAAGCCATGCTAAACAGCAGCACAACTCGCTACGTTCGGCCCGCTTACAGTGGCCCTGCCAGCTATTACCCTGGCAGCGTTGGTATCCGCGTGCGCCGCGAAACCGCATGTAGCGCAACGGAATGTCGATTGGTTGGGGCGGTTGCCCTTGTCGGTGTGCCCGCAAAGGGAACACTCCCGGCTGCTGTTCCTGGGATTCACGGCGACCAGGCAAACACCCGCCCGTTTCGCCTTGTACTCCAGGAACGCCCGCAACTGAGCGAAGGCCCAACTGTGCAGAACTCCCCGTTGCCGCCGTGTAGCCCTTATCCGTTCGCGTATCCCCGTCAATTCCTCGACGGCGATCCCGCGCCCGGTGCGTTCTGCGGCGGCAACGATCTGCTTAGAAATAACATGGTTGACGTGCTTGGCAAAGCGGCGTTCTTTGCCGGACAGTTTCTGCAACCGCCGCTTGGCCGAGCGGGTCCGCCTGGCTTGCAGTTTGGCGCGAAGCCTGCGCTGGCGGTGCCGAACCGATTTGATCTCGCTCCCGCTGTACAGGTTGCCATCCGAATCGGCGGCGATCTGCGCTACCCCGAGATCGACACCCAAGAAACCATCGGGCTGCGCCATCTTCGGATTCGGAGCCGAGCAGTTTGCCAAGACGTACCACTTGCCGCGGACGTGGGCCAAATCGGTCTCGCCTTTACGATTTGCCAGCATGGTCCGTTGATGCTCGCCGCAGACGAAAGGGATTTTCAAGCGGCCATCGAGAGACCATATCGAGATAGTAGAGGCCTCCAGGTCGTAGGACAGGATGCGCTGGTCGTAAGCCGCCGAACCCATGGCGCGAAACGTGCGCTTCGCCTTGCGGTCCAACTTGTAGGCGTCGGCTACTTTGGAAATACAGCGAACCGCCGCTTGTGCGGAGACACCGAAGAGATTCCGGGCCTCCCGATAGCAGAGTCGGTGAAGGTCGAACTGCCGGAACGTCTTCGATTCCCACGCCACACCGCTTATGTAGTTGCAGGCGGCATTGCAGGCGGCCAACGTGCGGCTCAGCACCGCGCCCTGCTCGGCAGTAGGTTCGAGTTTGAGTTGGGCCGTCAGGTTCACTCAGGATTCCTTCTGCCGCTCGATGTATTTCTGAATGGTCGCGGTGGACACAGCGCCCGCGCTGCCTACGTAATAGCTCCTGCTCCACATCGAAGGCAGCCGCGACTTCAGGGCCGGGAACTTCTCCCGCAATTCGTGCGACGTGTAGCCCTTGATCTGGTTGGCGATGTGCTGAGGTGCGTGCGTCGGGGGAGCCTTCAGGAACAGGTGAACATGGTCAGGCCTCACCTCAAGAGCGACGATCTCACAGTAGAGTTCCGCCGCCTTTGCCACAATCAGCGACCGGAGGGCGACTTCAACCTCGCCCACGAGAACTTTACGCCGATATTTTGGGCACCAAACGAAGTGATACGTCAGCGTCGAAACACTGCCCCGAAGATGCCGGTAACGTTCAACGCTCACAGTTCCTATTATACTCTGCCATTCGATAGCTGTCAACCAAAACAAAGCGAGAAGCAGGCGACCAATGCGGTCGCCGCGCTATCCCTCCGCATGGCTGAAGCCAGCGGTTTCTCGCGCAAAGGAGTTTCATGAAAACCCAGCGTAGGCTGAAGCCACGGCGCGGGCCTCCAGGGATACCAGAGCAGGAGTGGAGGAACCCAGCGTACTTGGCGTTTCTTCGTCGTGAAGGACTTTGCATAGCGTGTCTTAAGACCGGGAAAAGACGTGCGGGACTGGGTTCCTGCGACCCTGCTCACGGTTCCGTAAACGGCATGGGGTCAAAAGGGCCCGACAAAGAGGCCGTCCCTCTGTGTCGCATCCACCACGACGAAATGCACCGTATCAATTGGCCCCTGTTCCAGAATTTCTACGAGTTCAACCGTTACGATGTTGCGGCATACTGGTGGGAGAGGTTTAAGTCATGGCAGGAGACTTCGACGTAAGCCGGGATGAGGAAAGGTTGCGTTTTGACCTGAACGCCTATGTTATCGGGAAAGAGGTCATCGGCCTTGCCGCTCGCCATGACCGGGTAGAGCTTTACCTGAGCGACAACCGGATGGTTGCGTTTGAGGTTTGCGGACCTGATATTGTGATTGCAATCGCGGTCCCTAGACCGTTGATTGAGACAGGGAGGGTGCAGTGAGCGACGAGTCCCACGTTGTACCGATTAACCTAGCGTCCAAATCAGCCCACAATAAAGAAACCCGGCCTCTGTATAACGAAGAAGGTGAGCAGATTGGGATGGCCACCTTGGAATGCGAGATAACCTACTCGCGGGTCATCCAAGCGGGGGAAGACACCTACCTCATGGTGGACGAAAAGAACTGGGATGTAGCGCGCGGACGGTTTCCCTGGAAGATGACCGCGCGCACCCTCCCTGTGACGGCTCGCAAGTTAGGAATGGCTATGGTGGCCAAAACGGATTACGCTGGCTATGTTCTGATTGAGATCGGCGAGCATATGTTCGTGGTTCCTGAACGGCACACGGAGGCGCTATGCAGGATGTACCCACAGAACCCATAACAATTAGATTCTTGGGGTTCGCATCGAAAAAGAACTTCTGGCGTCCCGGCAAAAACGGTAGAGGAATCTACCTCGACAAGAAGACTCGCGCCTTAGTCGAGCGTATGGAGCTTCAGGTGCCCGCTGAAGTTAGAGACTTGCGATTGGAAAGCCCTGACATGATCTGGACCTTCCGGTATACCAACGGTCACGCTGACCGCGATGGGATCATGGTCACAGTACTCGATATCCTACAGAAATATGGTGTGCTGGTCAACGATTCGATCACAAGGTGTAATGGTCTGTGGACGGTTCACCCGGCTGAACGTGGGGAGTACGATGAAGTTGAGGTGACACTGATACCGAGAGAGCCCCGTGTCCCACATTGAGCACATCCGAGACAAGTTAGCTAATCTGGAGGTCCGCCAACTACTGCGGGACGCCTCACGCCGACAGGCTAGCATCTTAAGGAAAGCCTACCGTTTCCGCAAGCTGGGAAGATTCGACCACCTCTTACATTTACAATGTGGGATGACCTTGTGCTACGACAGGGCAGGAAAGTTGTGTTGGGCAAGCGCACCCAGAATCACTCAGGATAACAATCAGCAGTGCGAGATGGAGTTCATCTCCGACTCCGACCCCGCTTTGCCTTCCGTTTCTTCACCACAGAGTTAGCCGCTCTTATGGCGGCACCCTCTGAGTACCCGCGTTCCAACATGCTGTTCGAAACGTGGCTCCATTGTCTCTGGGCCTTTCGGCTTTTCGCTTTTTTCGTGTGGCGCTTGGCATCACTTGGTTTCCAGGGCATAATATCCTCCTAATTGTGACCTGTTAGGGGCGGATTTTGGATTACGGTGCCGTTCAAAAACTTGGTCCACTTCCGAATTCCGGCCTTATTGCGCCCGAGTGGTTCTACTTCAATGCTCTTGATCTTGCCGCCGTATCGAGAAAGCATTTTAGAGACATTCGCTGGGGCTTGGTCTGAATCGTATTCGAGGGCACTGATCGTTTTCCCGCTGGCGTCTTTGGCTGTCAGTCGTATGCCCTCAAGGTTTACTTCGGTGGCCTTCTCGAATATAGATCGCACGGCTTGATGTAGTTCCTGTTGTTCTGACGTCTCGGGAGCGCTGGAGCCCTTCTGCGCCCCCTCAGTTTTCGGAGGGGCGGTCGCCGATTCGGGCGGAAGATTGGCTAGCGCTCCCGAATCCTTTTCACGTCCTTTTGGAGTCCCACGTTGTACTTCAGGTGGTGGGGAAGGCTTTTCTCCTGCCTTTAATTTCGCTTCCAGTTCCGCGATCCGCTTATTGTTAGCCGCAATCTTGTCCTCGGGGGATTCCTTTGCGACAACGGGTTCAGGAGGAAGGGAGGGCTTCCCTGCGGGTTCCCCCGTTTTTGGCATTTCCACCACATTCTGCTTGTGTGGAGGATTTTCCAGCACACCCATTTTCTCGGGACTCGGGACTGGCAAGACAGGCTCTTTCCCTTGGCTTGCCATGGCCTCCCTACGCACTCCAGAAACCTGAGAACGGCCTATGGATTCCGGGGTGGGCTCAGGTGGCGGGGCCGCAGTCGAAGCAGTGGCGGGCTTCTGTGGGCCAGCAGCGGGGGTTTCCTGGGAAACCGGGGTAGGAATAGACTTCGGGGATGGCTTGGCGGGTGGTTTGGTCTCCTGTACTCGCTCAGGTGGCTTCGCTAAAGGCTTTCCCGCTGCTGGGGTCTTGGCTTGTCGAGCTTCAAACTTCTTCAGGGCGTCATCAAGAAGTCGTTGCTTTTCCGCTTCGGTGGCGTTGGCGACTTTGTCCCAGGCGGTTTGGGCGGGTGACAGCTTGGGAGATTCAGTCTTGGCCTCTGGAGGGGGTGGGGCGGGCGGACCAACAGGACCTTCTGGCCCCTTCGGAGTTTCCACGGTGGGCTTCGCTTCGACTGGAGGCTTACCGGCCTTACCGCCTTTGGTCGCTGCTGCAATTAGGGCTATGTCACCTAAAGCGCGAGCGGCCTGCTTTCCGACTTCACGGTAATTACCAGATTGGAGCGCATCTGCCGCCTCTGGAAAAGACTGAATAAAGTCATAACTCTGTGCGCCGATAAAGCCAGTTTTTATCATTTTACCTAGAACGTTTATGGCTTTGGCCGCTCGCGGAAAATTGGCGAGTTTGGATTCCGGTAGCAGTATCGACCCAATAAGAAAGGCTGCGTTGAGCGGAGATGTCATACTGAGTCCGGTGTCGGCCAGTCCTTCACCTAACCCCGCCGAGAACTCCTGAACATTCTTAGGCGCTCCAGCTACTTTAGGGATTTCCTGGGCAGCCCAAGCGGCACCTTTCTCAACAGCAGGCTTGACGACTCCCTGTACTACCTCAGACGGCAGAAACGCCAGCCCTGGGAGTACGGAACCGCCGGTCAACTGGTTCTTGATTGCCGTGCCTACCTCGGACAAGGAGGGAAAATGTGCTTTGCCGGATGGTTCAGGCGGACTCTCAGGCTTACCGTTGGCGGATTTCGGGGCACCGTCTGACGGCTCAAGGCCCTTGATACTGTACAGGTTGTTAAACCCAGGAACGTGCCCTTGCATGTACTGGGCCCATTGTTGTGGGGTTATTTTACCCGGAGTCTCCTTAAGCATCTGCTTGGTGGCCTGCCGGTAGACGTCGTACTTCGGGTCACCCGATGTCACAGCCTGTTTCATCTTAGTCGCGAACTCTTCTGCGGTGACTTCGCGAGGTTTCTGGGGCTGAGGGGTCATTTCTTCACCACATTCCCAAAGGCATCGTATTCAACTTGAGAGCCAGCAACTTGCCTCTGCTTTTTTCGTTTATCCGAACGGTATCCCCGAATCACCGAGCGCGGATCAACCTTATTTATCGCAGCCGCTGCCAACACTTCCGAGGCCATATCCCAGTTATTTAGGTCGGCAGCGTTGCCGTATTCCTTAATGGCGGTAGTCAGACTCATCCCCCTACGTGTCGGGAAGCCGAATAACTGGGAACTGGCCGTGGGGGCCGCAATGGTTTCAGGGAACAACTTGTGGGCTCCCTTCTGGATTACTCCACGAGCAACCAAAGGGATTCCCAATGCCTCCGCGCTCGCATAGAGACGCTGTGTGGCCTGTTCTCCGCCGCTTGCTCGTGGGTTGATTTCTTCGAAACCGCTGCCCGGTTCGTGATAACCAAGTTGTACGATACTCCAGCGAAGCGGCAGGGATAACTTGTTACCCAGTGTCTCAATTGGCGACATCAGCCAACCCATTGGCTCACGAAACCCCTTGCCTAATTCGAGATAACGCTGCGAGCCATCTGGATTATAACCGACAGATACATTAAAGGCATTTGTGGTGAGACTGTCGAGGTATTGATCTCCTACACGAGCGGGGGGGCCTGGGTTGTCCCAAGAAAAATGTGCTCCTTTTTTACCGCTGCGATCTTCCGTTTTAAAATATCCACTTAAGGCGTAGTTGAGTGCTTGCGTCGTCAGAAACCAGGATAATGCCGCTCCCGTCACGTATTTGCTTGTAATTCGAGAAGCCGCTTCGTTCTCGAACCCACTGGTTAGCACGCGAAGCCTCGATACTGACCAGCCAGGAGCAAGCATAAGGAAGTTCAACGCCTGTCTCGCCCGTGGACTAATGAGCATTTTCTCCCAACTGACGGCCCCGTAGGCGTTATTTACATGATTGGCAACGGTGCGCCCCAGGTCGTCGATTCGTTCTGGTGTTGCATCCTTGCCTAACTTTGGGAGTTCATCGGCCATGATGGTTTCATAAGCATCCAGCATCGTTCCTTGGTGATAGTAGTCCCAAAGAGCGCTATCCCATGAGGACATCAACGATGCCATCGTTCTGACAGGACCACCGGAGACCTTGGCAAAAATGTTATTACTGGCCGTCATGTCTCTCAGCCGGTCAATCAGCCATCCCTCACGTTCTTCGCTGTTCAGGTTAAGGCCACGCCCTAATGCCTCGCGCACAATTGAAGGGTCCATGCGCATCACTGGGGGGCGATCACCTGATCGACCAATGGCTTCGTAGACGCCAGACTTCACCCCACTAAAGAAGTGCGGATTAAATAAAAAGGTTTGCCGCAAGGCATCTCCAGCACGAACTCCTTTTGGCGTCTTGCCGATCCCCGGCAGCGGCTTACGGAGAGCGTAGATCGCCCGACCCTGTTCACTCAGCGTGTTGTAGTGGAACATCGAGAAAGTGAATATCGCTCGCTTTCCGAGGGCTCGCATCGTGTCCAGGGCTCCGAACAGGGTCGTCTTACCGGATTCTCCTATTGTCGGTAGGCCGTGACCGAATACAGAGTTTACTGCCATGTCGAAGTCTGGGTGGACATAAACGGGACGGCGCTCAAAGTACGGCATGTGTTCTTTGGTGGTAGTGCCAGCGTAAGTCACGCGGTAAAGAGCCTCGGCATCCGTTGCCCGCTTCCATCCATTTAGGCCAAGGTCCTTTGCTTCCGTTTCAGTGACAATTGTTCCCATGCTACGGAGCCAATTCGCCATCCTAACGTTCGCAATCACCTGAGTTGCGGTATCCGCACGAAGTTTTAAGACATCTGCGACGTCGGTATATTTAGGTTTTAACCCGTACTCCTCGATTCCTGTTTTGTACCCTGGAATCTTACGCTCCTTAAGATAGGGGTCGTGCATCAGCGTGCGAGACACCCCGGCGCGAAATGCGGGGTCGCGTCCCTTAAAGTCCCACATCTGGGTCAGATACGCCTCGGATTCCTGGAGAGACACTGAGTCTCCCCACGCGGCGCGCAGTAAATCGTCCTGCTCTTTAGTCCACTTACGAAGTTCTGGCAACCATTGCCGCGCTTCCTTTGAAAGGCCGACTTCATCTGCTGTTGCATCGCCCTGTATGACGTATCCTAACTTTCGAATATCCCTATCGGCAACTGGAACCTCTGCTTTAAAATCGTAGAGGAAGCTGTTGATGTCAAAGTTTCTTATGGCTTTAAAGGCTGCTCTGTCAGCGACAATGTCAGCCGATATTTGCAAAAGCTTAGGTTTCGGCACGTCGAATACATCCGCTATGTCCCTGGCACCTTGGTGTTCGTAAAGTTTTTGGAGTCCCTTTGACGGCGCTTCAGCTTTGGCTTTTTCGAGCATCGGAATCTTAGCTTCGTCGGGAGCCTGAGCGATCTGCTTCCGCAGGGCCGATCTTTCCTCTAAGGGAACGAGGCGATACCCAGCGGTCCTAGCGACTAGGGTTTTAGCCCCCGCCTTAGCCGCTCCTAGCGACGTGACAATATCAGCAATCGCATCGGCCCAATCCTCAGGCGAGCCACTCTTGAAAGCCTTGGTTGATTTAGGGGCGGCCTGCATCAACCCCCCGAAACCAATTCCGAGGTCTACAATACCAGCTACCGGCGCAGTAGCAGGGAATAAATGCGCTGCCGTCAGGGCCAAGCCCACCGGAGAGGTGACGAAATCCACAACCTCAGGAGGGGCCTTGCCGAGTTCGACAGCAAAGCGAGACATCCAGTCAGCACCCTTGGATCTCTGGATGGAACGAGGGAGTATGGTTTTTGCCAGCTTGTCGTAGGCTTCTGTGACCGTTGTTCCTTTCCCAAAGTACTTTAATAGAGATGTCGTCGCTATGTTCCCCTTTGGGGCGTTGGGTTGCGGTGAGGCTTCTTGTTTGGGTGCCGATTCGAAGATATCCGGCAACGATGGAGTAACTGTCTTGTTTTCGGCAGACGAACGAGGAGGAGGGCTCGGCGGAAGGCTCGGTGGTTTCTGCTCGAAAATGTCAGGGAGTTGGTCTGCCACCTTTTATCCCCCAGGCAGACGATCTACGTCTTCGCTAGTGAACCCGCTTGACGAATCCCCCTTGGCCCGTTGTTTCTTGTGCTGGTTGTAGAGGACGTCAAGCATATGATCGCGATCTGTTTCAGCTTGTTTCAGTTGCTTTTGCTCGGCTTCGTTATTGAGTTTGTCAGCCGCCGCCCGATCACTTGGGGGAGCCATGGAAAGGGAAATCCTGGTAGCTTCGCTGTCGTGTCGAGAGTTGATTCTTTCTACCTCGTTCGCATATCGCCCGTAAATCGACTGCTCACGGTTAAAAAAATTCTCGTCCTGGCGTAAGTCGGCAATCTCTGACGATGCGCTTCGTTCATACGCCTCTCCAGGAGTCAAGATGTATTGTTTAGTATTCGGGTCGTACATCTGATATTTATTTTCACCCTTTGCGCCCTTAACGACTCCGATCTTTTCTAGTGGATTACGAGGTGGATGATACACCCCGGTTTCCTTGAGCCAACCTTGCATGTCAGCAGGAAGCGGCAGTTTGGTCATTGGGTCAACCATCGTATCCAGTCGTGGGTCATATTCCGCTGCCACTTGTTGCGTTGGGTCCTGTGGGTTAGACAGGTTCACACGTTCACGTTTTCCGTACATCTCGTCAATAGCTACGTCCCGCAGCGACCGTGGGCTCCCTGGTACTTGCCCGGTTGTAACAGGCTCAGGAGGCTGCTGGGGACGGGAGGCTCCGCCCTGATACATCGGGCTGAAATTAGCGTTGGCGACCGGCTGTCGCCGCGCTACGAGGGACGGGGGGCCTGCGGGATGACTCCCTCTCCGAGCCGCCTCTTGTTCGTCAATAATCTTTTGCTCCAAACGCTTCATTGGGTCGGCCGGAAGCGGTGGATACTGCGCCAACTGCCTGGATTCCCATTCGGCAGCTTGTTTTTGATCGCCGCCAAAGATCTGAACGACCTTATCATGCAATCCCTTAGTAGCCCCATAGGCTTCTTCTAGGTTGGAGACTCCTTTGGTTGCGTCTTGGTACTGCTGCGTAATTGTCGAGAGCGCCTTAGTCTTCGAGAACTCCGGTTTCACGCTGCCATCGGGATTGTAATAGGTGGCCTGAAGTATGTCTCCTGTTTTTCCAGGATCGGGTCCGCCTTTGGGCATCTTGCCGCCCGTCAGACCTTCCGCTAAGTCGTGCAAGGCATGAATTACCAGCCCATGCTGGTTCTTCTGCGTGTCATCCTTCCCCTTCCCCGCGCTCTTGTCTTTCCCTGATCCCTTTGGGAGTACTTCCTTGATGGCGTACCCTTGCTCTTGAAAGAACTGCTGCCGGATCTTATTTTTGGCCTCTTCGCTCAACTCAGGGTCCTTGAGCATCATATTGACCTGGCTCACGAATCCCTGTTGCCGCTTGAATTTCTCATCTTCTTGTTGGGCGTATTTGGCCTTGCGGCCTTTCGTTACGCCTTCAAGGAATTTCTCGATTCCGTAAGCGATGCCCGCAGCCTTACCGGGATAGGCTTGTGGTGCCTGAATTGGCTGTTGAGGTTGCGGTTGTAGCCAGTTTGAGAACGGCCCAGCGTAAAAATTCGGATCAGGAGGAGAGAAAACAGACTGGTTGTTGTCAGCCATAAAGGGCCTCTTCGGTGCTACAATACAAGTTGGGCCACGGGAACGCTGTTGACGTTCTCATGGCCCTGAACACCCGATCCACTGGAGGGATCAGATGCCCAAGACCAAGTGTAAACCACTTCCTGAAATCCCCCAACGCTACATCGATAAATTCCGCTCGCTCATCGAAGTCGGGGGACCAGATGAATGCTGGCCCTACAGGGGCAAAAAGAACAACAAGGGATACGGGCAGGTCGTTATCTATAGAAACGACATCGAGCGCAAATTGCTGGCGAACCGCATCGCATATTTCCTTCACTATGGCGAAGATCCGTACCCGTTTCTGGTGTGCCATACTTGCGACAACCCACCATGCTGTAATGGAAAACATCTGTTTAAAGGAACGCACCACACCAACCACGAAGACATGGCCAACAAAGGCAGAGGAACTCGCGGCGAATGGGATGCAATGGCTAAGCTCACCGCTCCTAGGGTGTTGAAAATCAGGGAACTCTGGGCGAGCGGGAGATGGAGTCAGCCGACTATTGGGAGAATGTTCGGCGTTACTCGATCGACTATTGGCCAAATCGTCAGACGTGAACACTGGAAGCATATTTAACCCTCAGAACTTAAAGTTTGGGTTCGAGAACGCTCCCCCGGCTGCGGTTCCCAGACCGCCCAACCCTTCACCAATAACCCCAAGCTTCGCGGCCTGCTGCTGCTCCTGCACATTCATAACGGCCTGTTCGCTCTGCGAAGCCCCGCTGTAGCCACTCAACGCTGCGCCTAATTGTTGAAGTCCGAATGCCCCTACGCCAGACCCGATGTTTGCCAGAGTGGTTGGGGCCTGGTTAATCATCCCGGCTTCGGTATTCGCCGTCGTCGTTGCCCGTTGAGTCTGGAGATTTGCCAACGCCGCATCCCTTGCCGGTCCTGGCGGGATGTTATTCATGATTTGTTCTTGCGAAGCGTTAAACCCGCTGGTGATAGTGGAAATAGTGGGCATCGCCGCCGCTAGAGCCGCTGAACGATCACCTGAGGCTAAAGCCGTCTGCTGAGCGATGAGCGGCTGTTGAAGTTCTAGGGCTTCGGTCTGATTGGCCATGGCTTGCGGGGTTTCCGCTGTGGCGACGGCTGTCTCCTGGTTGGCTGTGTTGGTCACCGGCTGCGTGGAAGGCCCACCGCGGGTGATTAGGCTGAGACGGGAGACGTACCCGAATCGCCTCCATTGCGAATTGGTCATGCTTTAACCCCCAGTCCCACGTTGTACTCGCCAGTCCTCCCTAGTCAGGTAGGACATGACGGCGTCGGCAGGAACTCCATGGTACGATGCGAACTTTGGCAGAGGGGGTAAAAAAGTGAAGCCGAGCCGTCTCCCAAAAATCAGGGTGGCCCGGTTGTCAGCGAGGCTCAAGCCGTACAGGATATCAAGGTTTTCCGTTTCAAACGAATACTCAAGGGTCTTCTCGATCAACCGCAAAGGAATCCGGTGGTGCATGTATTCCCTGAATATTACGAACCCGCAATCGGCTTTCCGTCCTCCAGAACCTCCCCGGATGCTCCAGAGCCACGCGAGACCGGCCAAGCGTGCTTCATGGGCATCGTTGCGGATAAAACAGCCGAGATAGCGGTTGTCCTTGGCTTCAAGCCACCCGATGAACTCTTTGAGAGTGGGGACGTGGCTGAAGAAGACTGTCTCCAGAAGGTTATCGGCCTCCATCTGAATATAGGCTCTGGCCATCAAACTCTGAGAAATGTCGCTGGCTACGAACACCTCTGGGTGCGCTTTTATCTGGAGTACGCTGGTAGCGGTAGCCATCACTTTCAACTTTAGTCTTATGTCGTTAAAAACACAATCTAAGCCCTCAACCAAAACGAACAGGTGAAGTACGCCGGTAACCCACCGTTTGCCACAGTTGGCGGATTGATGAGCGCCTGTGAAACCGTCACGTTATGGGTGTGCGTCTTCAGCGTGACCTGATTTCCGGTCCCTGTACTCACGGCAACGTCCGCGCCGCTTTCGCTGATAGTGCTGGCGCTTGCCGGTACTTCCAGTGTTGGGCTCGTAGCGGGGTTAACTGTTTCGCCGTAACCTCCGCCGAAGATGGCCGCTACGGTTCCGTTATAGTTGGGCGGAGTAACGCTAGTCGTTCCCCCAGTTGCCGTGGTGCAAGTATGTGCAGCCCCATCGCACGGGTACCATACCCCGCCTGGGGGAGCCGCCGCCGCCATCACGATGAACTGGGAACCGGGATCTCCCGGCGCATTACCCCAAGCAGTGCCGCTCCAAAGCCATTCGTGCATGTAAGTCTGATCGCTGAAACGAAATCCCGCATCGCTGCTCGACAAGTCTGTGGGCATATTCGCGTAGGAAGACGTAAACACACCGCTTTGGTAAACCCACACATTTGTCCCCGAGATTTTTTGGACGACGTAGGTTACTTGCCGGTCGCTGAATGTGGAATTGCTTTCGAAGAATTGTGTCCCGGCCGGATACTTGGATGCCGGATAATGGGCTAGGCGGTTGGCATGGGTGTCGATCAACGTAAAAGGACCACTTGTTGAGATACCCGCTCCCGATGAAGGGGTCACATCCTGCCATGCCGATCCGCTCCATCGGTATAACTTGACCGGGGTCGTGCTGGTCAATAGCAAGACTCCCGCATCACTCGATATCAGATTTCCACTCCCCGAAGTCGTGCCGTAGATGATCCCCGCGACATAGGCCCACTGAGATGCACCGCTTATCATCTGCGATTGGTAGGCTACATTCTGATCGGTAGCCACGAAGATGCTTTTCGGGTATTTGGCTGCCGGGTAATTGACCCGGTTGGCGTAAATGTCCGAATACACTACCCCGTCATCGGTGACTATCTGTTCACAGATTCTTTGAATGAGTGTATTGAAGCGGGTGCAGGCTCCAGTGAAGTCGGATTGAGTACAACCGAAGGGGACGTTCATCAGCCGCCGCCTTCCCCGAGAGTCATCATTTCGCTGAAGGTGATTTGTTTGTAAACCGCGTGCCGGTCAGATCCCAAGTATAGAAGTTCCAAGCCGCTCCCTTCCGCAAAAAACATAAACGGCGATGAGGAGTCCAACTGGACCCGGTAAGTCTTAGACTTGTTCAACCCGCTCCCCCATACGCTAGGGAGAAGGAATCTCTCCTCTGAACGGGTAGCGTGGGCAGGAAGTGTTACTTCAAACGTGCCAGTGTCAGAAATAAGCGTCAGCGTCACCGGCGCCGGACACAGGTACTTCCACCATCCCTGCTTGACCAATTTCCAAAACTTCCAGCCACATGTCTGCTCGTAGCTATCCCAGTGGGTGACGGCGGCTGGCTCTTTGACGTGATCGAGACTCCAGTCCCAGAGTTTGAAGGCCCCATTCGGGATAATCACTAATCGCCACTGCGTCCCACTCAGATTCGATGGGCAGGCTACCACAACCCTACGGTTGTCATAGGTGGTGTTCACTGGGAAGGTGGCGACTGTCCCAGCTTCGCCAGTTTGTAGATTGACTCCGGCTAAAGTTCCTTCTGTGTCTACGGTTAGAATTAGATTTCTCGCCAACTTTAAGAACGGCCACCCGAACGAGTTCCACGGCGTACACAGTATGCTGTCAGGAGGATCTGGGGAGTTCTCCTGGTTGAATGGTGCCCAACGGGAAACTCCCCAATTATAGACTTGGGATAGTCCTCCACTACCAGCCGTAACAAGCAGTCTCCACATCTTTCCGAAGACGTCCACCGGAAGCGCGTAATTGACCTTTCGACTTGTAACTACACCAGTGTGGGAGAAGGAGAAGACCGAGCCATTCTCGTTTTCAAGAACGATATTCGCGGCGATCCCTCCCGTGTTCGCATCCAACCAAACCCAAGTAGGGTTCTTGTCATCCGGGGTTTCAGCGTCACGCCACGGTAACCACAATATCTGGGTCGGAGGGGCTTGAGATGTTCCCTCTGTAAACGGCGTCCATCTTGCTAGTCCCCAATCGAACACCTGTGCTTTACCCTTCGTTCCCGGCGTTAGAATAAGCCGCCACATCTTACCGAACGTGTCTGCTGGTATCGGGTAAGAGTTCTTGCGGTTGTCCACCGTTCCCGTATGCGTAAATGGGAACACATCTCCAGTCTCGTTTACCAACTGACATGCACAAGCGATGTTAGCCGTGTCCATATCAACCCAGACCCAAGTCGGGTTTTCCTCGACTGGTCCCTGTGCTGGCTTCCATGGGGTTGAGTAGATGATGTCCGCAGGATAGTCCGTCTTGTCGAAGGTGTACTTCCACTGCTTGAAACCGATTGGCAGAGGGGTTGTGATTGGATACAGACGGATCAATTTGGCAATCGTATCCACAGCGATGGGGAAGGTACACTTGCTTCTGTCGCCAGTCAGCGTAAACTGTCCCACGTTGGACACCAGCGTTCCACCACCGATTCCATTGATGATGTCGAGTTGCAGGACTACGTTAGTGCCCGTAGCGGCAAGCGACAGATCCCATTCGACCGTCACTGTCCTCAAATACTTGTCGTAACCATGCCCGAGATCATCCCAATCTCCAGAGTGAACCACGTCGGCCTTGTCCGCCTTCTGGAAAGAGAACCGATGGCTGAACAATTGAAACATCCCGCCGTCAGTGGCAATCGAGGTTTGAGTGGTGTCCACAAATAACCGCCACTTTTTACCGATCAGTCCAGGGGGTATGGTGATGTTTCTGCGCCGGTCTTTTTCTGTAGTGGTTACAGTGAAGGTCCAGGGATTTCCACCAATCATCACATTCGCTCCGTCTGCCTGGACGTTAACGGTGACCGGCCAGTTATTCGTATTCACTTCCAGGTCAATCTGGTTGGCGTATTTGTCGTACTCGTATCCGTCGTCCTCCCAAGGGGTATAGGACACAATGTCGGGCGGGTAATCCTCCTTTTCAAAGTCCACATTCAAGATGCGGAAGAAGAACGTGGAGGCCGTATTGAGAGTGAACCCACCCTCAGGACCCCCAAGAGCAATGGGCCGCAGGCGAACTTCCTTGACAATGGTTCCATCGGCTATCGGGAACGTCTTCAATGTCCGACCAGCTCCGCTGATGTCGGCAGTGAGGAGGGTAAACGACTGGACAGCTTCTCCGTACAGGAAAGAATCGCGTCCCGTGAGGACGTCCATGACGATGGTTTGGTCAATTCCCCGAATAACGTCAAACTCCACCGTCATTTGGTAAAGCCGCTTGTCGTACTTATAGCCAAGGTTCATCCAATCAGTAGCCCCGCTGGTCGTCTGGATGCCAACGTCGTAATACTTCATGACCAGCGAATAGAAGGTCATTCTGGCCGGATAAGCTTGACCATAGATTCGATACGAAAAGGCCCTCGCTTCCTGACCATAAACCGTGGGTGGAGTTCCAGCAACCATGCCGGGGAGAAGCGAAATTAACTTTCTTCCAACAGTGCTGCCCGATTGGTAGTCGCTGAGGGGAAGAGTCACCGTGATCGTATTCACTGCCACATCGGAATAGTTCAACAGGATGTCGATACTTAGAGTCGCGGTTGCAGTATTCCCGGTGACATCGAGATCAAGCAAGGCTTCCTGTAGTACCTTCTGTGATTCAGGAGAGCCGAAATCAAACCACGGCAGAGAGACCGAGAATGCGATGGGGCCTCCCTGCGTCGTTGGATCGGTCGTAAATGAGTCGCTAGTGAAGTTATAGTACGCGACGGTGGGCGGAAATCCAGGAACAACAGTGACTGGCACGATGGTTTCCTGGTCGTGCATCACGAACGATACGTTATCCAGCCCGGTCACTGACTCGATCATCATGCCAGTATCGGGTTCCGTGTAAGCGACAAAATCCAGATTGAATCCAACACTTACAAACTCCTTCCACCTATCCCCAAACCTTGGCTCACAGATCAAGCGCAAATAAGACCCCCCAACCGCTGGGTACAGGAGATGGACCTCTCCTCGGACATATTCCATCAAACATTGGGACCAGCGTGAGGTATCTATTGGAAAGAACTGATTTTCAGTCTGACCCATCGACACCAGGCCGACTGGACCGCCGCCGTGGAAGATATTATCAATCGCCTCCGATCTCTTTCTGAGGTTACCTCCATCCCATGAATACACTCCGTCAACCGCCAGAAACCAAATTTCGGTATCCGTCTGGCACCATGCCCTGCGCCCGACTACACCCCTATTGGTAACCTGAACTGGCTGCACCAGAGATCCGTCGAGAATCAGCGTCTCGAAGAGCGAGTAAAGATTAAGCGAAACAATCTGGCCGCGAAACACGCAGAGATCTTTAATAGGATTGGACGGTGTTCCAGCCGCCACCACAGCTACAGATCCATCGGCGGGAGTGACCGCAACGGCTTCTGGCTGATCGCCTTTGGTCCGGTAAATGTAGTGCGGATTATTGGGATCTCCAGCGATGACCAAGAACTGTTGGTACGGAATCACCGTGAAGCATGGTTGGTTACAGATAGTGTCGATCTCGAAAGCGCCTTGCGGATACGCCGAATGAGTATGCTGAAAAAATGCGATGAACTGATTCGCTCCTGTTATCTTTTGGATGATAACGTCCTCAGGATTGTCGTAGTACAAGTGCATCAGGGTTCCGGCTGTCACCCCAACTAAACTCCCATAGCCCGTAGCTAAGGTGACTGTCACCCAACCAGGGTTAGGTCCTGTGGTTAGTTGCGCCGTGGTAATCGCTGCGGAGAAATTTCCCGTGATCGGTTGAGGGGGGCCGCTTGGGACTGGCGGATCGTTGTCCGTAACCAATAGCCGATTCGGCTCCAAGTCCACATCGGCGACATTATCGATAAACGCTACCTGTGTGGGCGGCGACGTTATGGGCGGGTTCGCCAAGGACCCAACAAGCCTCCAAGCGTCGTAAAGTAACCCGCCGCGCCGGTAGATGTTAATGGTCCCAATTTGCGGGTCGCTGCTACCGTAGACCAAAACTTTGACGGCCTGGAACAGAACGGACGCCGGTTGGCCAGAATAAGACAGCCCGTCCCCACCGAATCCAGCTTGAGTGGCCGCGCTGTCCGTCAGCATTGTCTGGGAGGGGTTGCCTTCGTTATTGGTGTCTGAGGCCACGAACGTGTAACGGTAATCATAAGGAGTCGAACTGCTCGGGCTGTTGGGTGTGCCGCCGTTCAAATTACCCGTTCCACCGATCGTGAACACTACAGTGCTTTGACCAGGATTCCCTACTAGTCCGCCGCCACCCTGAAATTGGATTGTAGGTTGTGAGGTATAGCCCGTGCCTCCGCTTATCATCGTGAAAGACGTTAGACTTCCGGCAGAATCTCCAGGTTGGATGATTGAAGTGAATGTCCCGTTGGCTCCAGTTCCTCCACCACCAGTGGTTGTCCAAGTTCCGTATGGGACGAAGCAATCGTCATGCCCTGCCGTGAAGACCAATGAGATTAGGCGGCCTTGTGAGCTTGATGCGTTGTACGCCGCGACCAGAGGCACTCCCGCCGCTGGCAAGATGCCCCAGTTATGCAGGACGTTACCATTTGGGAGCGTAGTCGAATACGGGGATGCTCCGTTATCCTTGAGCATCTGAAGTTCACTGGCGATGAAGGCCCAACTTCCACCCACGTTACCAGCCGCGTAGGCGGCCATTCGGAAAGACTTGCTCGTAAAGTTCGATAAGGTATTGATGTTCGGAGCGACTTCAGTGAAGGTGTTGTAATCTAAGGTCCTATATAGACCTGTTACCCCAATCAATGATGTCGCTCCAATGTACCTAGGATTGGTAGAAGGGACTAGCGGATTCTCCCCAGGGGTATTAACCAGTTTTTGAATGCCGTAAGCGAAGCTGGGTCCAGAGAGTGTACCGCCGATTGATCTCCTGCCGGACCTTGTGGAAAGCGAGCCCTCCTGCTTGACTTCGCAGTTAGACATGGATCGGTACTGACTGTCCTTGAGAAGGTTCGCGGCCTCCTTTGTTATGAGACCATTGGAACCGAATTGAAACTTCACCGACTTTGGATCAGCCATGTTATTACATCGACCACACCGTCACTGAATCCAACTGCCCATCACCAGCGGAGGGAGAGCGCCCGGCATCGTGCCATCGCTCGCGGCGTTCGCCTGGTTGATGTTAAGCGGCTGGTACCAGCTCGCCATCGTCGCGTAAATGATGTGCGGATCGCACTTCGACGGGGGGGCTACGCTGGTGATCCCCGCTGTCGCCGCTAGCGGAACATTGAACAGCGCCATGCAATTGGCTAGGTCCGCCATCGTTCCCGGCCCTCCGATCAGCGCATCGTAGTCCACCAAGCCCCGGTAAGGACCCACTCCTGCATAGCCGGTGCTCGATCCACTCGGCATATTCGACCACACCGGGCTCACGCTGGAGATATCTCCATAGGTCGCGCTCGGATGGGCTGCCGTGCCGTTGTCCCAGTGGTTGCCTTGAGCCGCCGAAGGCCAATAATTATTCGTGTTCCCCGCCGTCCAGTTGTTGCATGCCGCACCGCCCCACGTGCAGGCGGTTGCATTGTAGGTATTGCTCGTGTCCGGCTCGATACCGTAAGTCCACCCGAAGACTAGGTTGTCTTTGGCAATCACGTTGACATCGGCGTTGCCGGTAGATTCGCCGGGGGAGAGCCCTTGACTTTCGCCTGCCGCGTCGGGCAGCGATGCGATGACCGTGTTGTGAGACTCGGTGGTCCCGTTTGTGCCGCCGTTGCCGATGGAGTGAAAACAGATGTTTGTGTTGACGGGCTCGCTGCCGATTACCAGACCCACGTTGCGCGTCACGCAGACGTTGTGGGCGAAGATGAAATTCGTCGTGTTCGCCGAGCCATTGTACTGAAGCACTCCGCCGCAGCCCTGGCACGCGTTGACGCTCCGCACGTTCGGCGTGATGCCGATGTTGTATTGGTAGATTGCAGTGCCCGTTCCGCCCGCCTGTCCCGTGCCGTCGTAAATCTCGTACTGATCGGTGTGGATGTTGGTCGTGTTCGATGGAACCAGCACGATTGAGTCGGGAGTGTTCGAATTGGAATAGTACGTGGTAGCCACGTCGCCGACCACGTTGTATTGGGTCAAGATCGGGCTCAGCAGATTGCCGCCCCAGGAACCGGCTCCAAGCAACGGACCTTCATGGGCGCTCGAAGAAAACCACCCGTTCCCGCTGAGCGTCAGAGAAAACGCCTCATTCGGACTGGTCGCACCCTGATAGAACGTCATGGCGCTTTGCGGATTCATTGCCACGTTGTTCTCGACCAGAATGGGCTTTTCACTGTAGTTCGTGTAGTCGCAGATCAAGGCGGTGGTCGAGTTGCATCCCGTATCGGCCGAAAAGCCGATCCAGAGGTTGTTCTCAATAAGGGTCGAACCCCCATTCCCCCAGACGCTATGGGCTTGGATCGCGTCCCAGCCGCCGCCGGAGAACACCGCGTCGATCAGCTGAAAGCCCGGGGTGCTGCCGCTGTTCCCAAAACCGACGTTGATACATTGAATGCTCGCGGCGGAAGAGCCGCAGGGCGACGCAACGATCACGTTTTGCAGATTCCAGACCGCATCGCCGTAAGATCCGCAACTGCTATCGGCGTGAAATGCGATGGGAGACGTACCGTTCACCGAGTTGACCGTGACGTAGTTGGACGGGCTTGCAGCGCTGAAATCGAGCGTTCCGCTCTGGCAGACATCGAAGCCGAACATACTGGTGCCCCAGACCGTTCCGGTGCTTGCAAAGAGATAGTTCCGAATCCCGGCACCGTCGAGCTTCAGATCTCCTTGAACCTTGATCAGCCCCCCCACCGTCCATGTGGGAATGTTGTTAGTCACCGTATCGCCAGCAGCGATTACGACGGCATAGCCCGTCCCGTTGGGCACAACTCCCCCAGCCCACGTTGACGTGCTGTTGGCCGGGCCGCCGCCACTGCCGTTCGACGTAACGGTGGTGACGGCGAAACTGAGCGAGCAGAAAGCGAAAATGGCAAGGATGGTCTTCATGGGTGTACGATGGTGAGCCGCGCGCTCAGCAGCGACGCGGTAGCCGAAGAACCGAGCGTATCGGAACCGTTGCGGTAGATCCTGCCGAATAGCATCGGCCCTGGCGTGCCTGCAACGCAAGCGCTGGGCAGCGTGAGGGTCTGCGGCCCAATGGCGTTCGAATAGCTCGCCGTAGTCTGCGCGGTGCTGGTGTACGACCGCGCCGAATCCCAAGCGGGATCGAGGCTCGCGCCTGTCGCGGGAACACAGGCCAATTGCAGATACCACGTGGCCGCACCGCTGGTCGCCGTGGTCAACCACTCCAGATCGAAGGTCACTGAGGTCCAGGAGTTTGAAAGCTGCGTCTGAAAGACCACCGCTGCCTGCGTTCCAGTCGCCGCGCCAAGGAAATCTACCTGGCCGAAAATGTTGTTGGTGAGTCCTGCGTGGGGGTTGAATTGCACCTGGTTCGTCCCGGCCGCGAAAGAGAAATTGCAGCCCGCCACTCCCAGTTGCGAGAGACACTTGAACTCGCGCAGATCTGTCGTAGTGCTGACGGGGATCTCCGCACTCACGTTTGAGCCGCTCACTTGGAACGTGGCGTTTTGATAACCGGATGCCGCCGCTGGAGTCGTGCCGTTGAAGTTCGGCGACGTTACAGCGGAGCCATTCACGTTAACACTTCCGCCTCCTCCGCCTCCACCACTTCCGCCTCCGCATACAGCCGCTCCAGCTACCCACGTGACATCCGAGCCGGTGCCCGAGGTGGAACATGCCCCAATCGTACAGTTCGAACAGTACATCTTCGAGCCGTTGCCGATCTGCCCGTTGGCGGTCAATTGGCTGATCTGCGAGTAGGTCTGCGGCTGGTAGGAGTGGACAAAGATTTTCCCTGGATTCCCCTCGCTGTTCATGTTCCAGGCAAGTGCTCCGTTCGTGATGGTGCTCGTAAGGTTGTCGAACTCGCCGATGGTGCCGATGCCGTACTCGAAGATCTTATAGCCGGTCGGCGTGGATTGGTCATCGAGAATCGTAAGATTGCGGACGTGGAACTCGGTTGTAACACCGAGAGCGAGCGCATAGTTTGGGCCGCCGTAGAATGAACCTGCCCCAGCACCCCACTTTCTGGCCACGTCTCGCAGCGTCAGGCCGTTGACACTTACCAGGCCGCTCGATGTTTCCGACAGCCCAATGTCGTCCAGATTCTCAAAGTAACTATTGGACACTTCTAGGCGGTTCACGTAGGCATTCACCCCATAGGACGGACCACCGGAAATCGTCACGTTGCTCAGTTGGAGGGTGGAGGTGTTCCCAATTGCAGCCCAGTCCACAATTCCTCCCATCATCGACTGCGGATTCGTGGAAAGAATTTGCACGTTCGTCATCTGAACGAACGGGTTACTTCCAAGATAAAAATTCGCGGTGCATCCCAACCACCGGCATTGAGGTCCTGCCATCCCACCGCCCCGGATAATAATATTAGAATAAGAAATGCTGGAGTTGGTCGGATTGTACGGCGCCTGACGCACCGGATCGTCCACCATGCCCTCTAGTAGTCCATTGCTCCATGCCACGTTACTAAGTTGGGTCGTGTCGATATTTTCACCGTTCTTGACGGTGAAATTGCTGACCGTCGCGCCGCGCTCCTGATCTATCCCGCCAGGAGCGTTGTGGATTGAGATCGATTCATCACTTGAGTTGGTCACCTGGAGATCCGAGGCGACTAGATCGACATCACCATTGGAGAGTAGACAACCCGCTACATTCAAACATTGCACACCCTGAATCAACGGGTGATCGTTGAATTGACTAATCAGGACGTTCCCAGTGCCACCCGTGCTGCGAAAGTTCGTGACGGTCGGGTAATAGGCATCCTGGATCTGGAAGGCCAACGGAGCCTCAGATGTGACCACCGCGCGCGTCGTCCAAACCCATAATCCATCCACCGTCCAGTTGGTAAACTTGGCCCGCGTGCCGCCTTCGAAGTAAAATCCATCGGCGTTTTGTTGATTGTCGAGCACGAAACGAGCTCCGCCAGACATCGCCCACTCCTGAGAGAATCCGGTACAGGTTGCAATGTGGAATGGAGCCGATGCTGGTGTGTAAATATGATAATCGCCATCTGGCATATAAATGCTGGTGCCTAGCGAACAAGCGGCGGCAACTGCGGCTGAATTGTCTGGAGCATATTGATAGGTCGCTCCCGCCGGGAAATCGGGTGAGAAGGACGGACTCACCGTAAGCGTCGTGTTGTTCGTCACGCTCTGGACTACGCTTCGCTGCGGGTGGTGCTGGTAGGTCCAGCCCGCACCGATCAGCACAGCGGTGTCGGCGCAGGTCCCGTTGGACACTCCCGAGGTCGCAAAGGTGAACGTCTTCGGGTAATCGCCAGTACCCACGCCGGTGATCGTGTGTGCGCCATTCATGTCGGCGCACGTCCCGGTCGAGCCGTTCACGTAGTAGACCGAATCGCCGACCGTGAACCCAGGCCATTGAAGTGACGTACAGGTGGCCACGTTGGAAGTGATCGAGCAACTGAGGTGAGGGGTCGGCGTCACACCGCTGAGAGTGATCGAGTCGGACGCGTAAAACCCATTTGCCACGCCGCTGGTGGTGATTTCAAAGTTATAGCTTGATGTGGGATCGTTCGTGAAAAACGCTGGCTCGTTGGTGATCGAGTAGGTCCCGTTCAAGGAGCTATTGCCGGTGCCAGCGATGGTGACGTTGGCTCCGCTCGCCAGTCCATGCGGACTGTTGCAAGTGACGTACCCGACGTTCGCCGCAACCACTATGTTGCAGGCGTACTGACCCGCGCCGACTTGCGGGTACATCGTGTGCTGCGTGGTGACGTGATAGGTGTCCACCACCTGGTAGATGGTCCAGCATTGGCCGGGGGCATTGTTGAGGGTGCCCCCGTAGATCGTCGAGCAGATAACGTCGCCTTTGCTCAACCCGGTGGTGGTCGCGCCGCCGAAGAAAGTGACAATTGAGCCGATGGACTGGATGCCCAATTCGTCCGGGCCGCTGGGCTGGCTGGTGATGTAGCCCGTTCCCGAGTGAACGGTGTCGTAAACGATGATCGGCTGATTAGCCGAAAACAACGTCGTGAAGGAGGTCCCTGTTCCGGTGACGGTAGCACCGCTTGTTGCCACCGTCCCGAGTCCGGCGAGCGCCGCTTGTCCGCCGACAATTGCCGAGGTGAAACTCGTAGGAGAGCTGGAGGTTTTGCCGCCCTGTCCGGGGCACCCCGAGGTGGTGTCGTTTCCGCTGGCGTCCAAACATAGCGGGGTGCCTGCCGACCCCGACACTGTTCCCGCCATTTGAACTTTATTCGTATACGTTCCCTGCGAGTTACCATTGAGCAAATTGGCAAGTCCGCTCGCCGCAGTGGTACCACCCGTGCCGCCCTGGCCTACGAGTAACGGAAAACTAAGGACGAAGCACCCCGAGGTGGTGTCGTTTCCGCTGGCGTCCAAACATAGCGGGGTGCCTGCCGACCCCGACACTGTTCCCGCCATTTGAACTTTATTCGTATACGTTCCCTGCGAGTTACCGCTCAAGAGATTTGCGAGTCCTGTGGCGGCGGTAGTCCCCCCGGTTCCTCCCTGAGCAAGGGTTAACGGAAAACTAAATGCCCCTACTCCGGTTGAAAAGAAGGGGGTTCGCAGGGCCGTGTAAGTCACCACGGCATTGCCAGTGATTGCAATCTGGATGTACTTGTGGTTCCCGTTTCCGTAGGCGATAGGCGGGCTGCTCGATTGAGTTATCTGTGAGGCCGTCCCATAACTCGTCCATGGACCCGAACAGGATACATCGGAGTAATTGAGGGCAACGGTCCAAGTGCCAGACCCGGAGACAACGCCAACAGAGTGGTAATAGTTGGAGCGTGAAATTGCCGACACATTGGACACCACACCAGGGCATCCAGGGATTTCTCCCGCCCAGCTAGAACTGATTCCGTAGATGACCGTTTGCAGGACAGCCTGTTGCACGGACTGTGCGAACAGAAGTCCCACGTGGGACGCCGCGAGGAGGGATATCAGGGCAAGTTTGCGCATCGGCACTCCTGTCTCACGGCGAGAGGGAAGCGCCTGAAATCAGTATACTTCTATCCTTTATCCTCTGGTAGGGGGATTTCGCCCGTGATGGCTTGGAGTGCCGAGATCGTTTCCCGATACTGCGCATGGGAGAATGCCGCTGCCTGCGCATTCTTCAGTTCATTATCCCCGCTATAGACCCGCTCGTGGATGCCCCAAAGAAGCCCTACGAGGGCTATGTCGTCCGGCAGCAGGGGAATTGTATCGTTCACCGTCGCCATCTGCGTGTTGGTCTTTCTGGTGCCCACAATGGTCAATCCCCGGTGCTGATCGGGAGTCCACACCACGCTATTTCCATCCGTGATGCTGAACGAGTCGTATTGCCCATGTGGAGGGTCTGGCTCATTCGGGCCTGGGATGTAAACAGAGTCGTAGTTTGGAGCCGGAGCCAAGCCGATAGTCTTCGGAGGCAGGTTGTCGGTGTAGTACCCAATGGGTATATCCAACTCGCGCCGCCATCCTCTTCTCGTGTTGTTCATGTCGGAAACGGTAACTTTCGGCAGCCACCGACCCGCAAGAAAGACCTGCTCGATCGCCATAATGTCGTCAGGGACGGTGTAGGTCGGGACGCCCGCGAACACCGACATGGTCCACACGCGCTTGATACAGCCGGTTTGTTTGAGGAAATCGAGGAGGGTCAGATTGGCAAGATCCAAGAATTGAGCTGGCGTAATGCAACCAAGAACAAGACCGTTTGGTGGATCTTCTAAATAGTCGTAGCAAAGTCGATTATAGATGTCGGTCAGCGTTGCCATCAGGACTCACCTGGTTCGATCTCTCGGCTTTCCTCGATCCGTTCGATCAAGTCGTCGGCCTCTTCCTCAGAACAGTCCGTCGTCTTCCCCCAGCCGTCATAGAACCCTTCGTCAGTGAACCAGTGCTCCAATCCTGTTGCATCCGTGAGATGATTCAGAACCTTCCCCAAGGACGCGCTGACGGGAGGCACTAAGGTTAGGATTTCAATCATTCCGCTTTCCCACTGAACACGCAGCTTCATGCTGCTTCGCTCCATACTGGAAGTGCTTGCTTCACAACGAACCTTTCCCCTCAGCGGGCTCAAGTTCCTTGGCCAGGAAATAGCGAGGGAATACCACAGACTCATACAGGAGCATCGCTTTTATACCCCGCACGAATTCTTGGTACACAAGGCTGGCCGCATTGAACGGCGCTCCCACCTCCTTCAACATGATTCTTCCGCGCACATATTTGACTAGTACTTCCGCCAGTTCGTCATTCAGATCCACCACGTCTCCAGCGTTCACCAGCGGCGTTATGGGGGCCACTCCCTGGACTTCCAGCAGCCCGCCTCCATTCGCGTCCAAGGGGTGAATCCCGAAGACAGTCAATCCCAAAGGGAACCAGCGGGCTACCTGACCTTCCCATTGGTTTGAATCCACGGCCCAGTTCCGAAATCTCTGCGCGAGTTTGGCGAGGCTGTATTTTTCCAATTCCTGCTCTTCGTAGTAAACCTTCGTCGGGATCAAGATACCAGAAGGGATCGAGTAGAGCAGTTGGTTGGCAACGGTGAATCCGGGGACTGGTATGGTGTTCTGGTTCCAGCCGACCAAAAGGTTAGTGCGTCTAAGGACCTCGTTTAAGATTGACGTGACCTGCGCAGGCACATAGAGGCCAGTGTTATTGTCCAACCCGTCCCATACGAGTTGCTGAAGCGTACTGAGGGTGAACGTGGGCACCTAATTCCTCACCCCTTCGTAAAGTCCGGGAACATGGTCCGGTTCTGAGTACTCTCGGAGGTCCGCAGAGTGGTGGATCACTGCTGGCGGATTCAGTTCCTCATCTACGAACGGCAGGCATTGGCAATGTCTTGAGCGAGCATGAACCATCCAGTCATCGACGGGAACAATGTGGTTTTCGTTTTCCACAACCCACACTTCCCAACCTGAATTTGACTGGCTCACGTAGGCTCACCGCCTTGTTGCGCCGCGCTTCCTTTTCCGGTGCTGCGCCGCCCGCTTGAAGTTCTCGGCCATAACAGCCTTACGCTTTGCTAGCCCACCCTTGCGTTTCGCTGCCGCGATCTTGGAACGAGTCGCCTTACCAAAGCTCCCAACGGTTCCGCGTTTCTCCATGGATTCGCGGGCTGCCTGCATCCACTTGCCGCGCTTCTTGCTCTTGCGTGCCATGCTTCCTCCCTGATCTCACGGCAGTTCAGAGAGTCAATCACAGACCGAATCGCCGCTCCTAAAGGTCCCTCCGCCGCGAGTCTTTCGTTTTGCCATGACGCCGATAGCCTTCCAGTCATGTTTGCGTTGCTTGATTTCGGCGTCGGTAGGCGGAGTCCAATGGCCAAGTTGAGCAGGGCCGTTGAATATCACCTTGTCTCGGTCCTCGATCCGTTGCTTGGCTTGCATCGCCGCCTGGTCTGGTCCTTTCAGATTCTTGCCGTAAAGCGGCGTCAGATGGCTGATGTGCCGTTCGAAATTTGCTTGTCCCATAATGGTTATCCTCTTTCCGATGTCCCCAGCGCACGCAAGACGTAAACGGCTTCGTCGGCCATGTAGTGCTTAGCCATAAATGCTGCCAGTCGATTGGCTATCGTCCCGATGCTTTCCGAAGCGACTCCATTTACATAGGGGATTCTCTTTATCCCTCGGCGATTAGGCATAGCCACCAATTGGGACATGGCCCGACTGTCGGTACGGATGTAGCGGTACTTTTCGTTCTCGGCAACCGTTTCCGATTTACACTCCGCGCTTCGTCCCACGTTGAACCTCCTAACTTGATTGTACCGAAACGCACGACACGGCTCCTAGTACGCACCCGGTTGATAGGCTGCATGATTGACATACCAGTTCCACGTCGGAGCGAATTGATTCATCTGTAATCTGTAATCCTGAAGGTCAGTAAGATAACGACCCTGATCGCTCTGGATCGCATTTTCCATCAGGCGCTCGAATTCTTTTTCCCAATACATCGCTCCCTGCGGATCATTAAAAGGGTCCTTTGATCTGTCGTTGGGGATGACACGAGTCCGAAGACAATCAGCCACGGCTCCGGCGATAAAGATTTGCGGGTTAAGAAACGGAGGGAGCATGTCATTTGGCTGTTTTAGAGTAGGCCACCCGTCTTCGTACACAACCCCGATACCGTATGCGCCGGTTTGTATCGGCCAGATGGCCCACTGCATACAACCACCTGGGTCTGGAGGCATACTTATCAGTTCCTCCGGGTTTCCGCCCTGCTGTAGTTGAGGATCTTGGAATGCTAGCCAGTCGCTAGTCTTCCCTATCCCGACCACGTTCCCCGCGATCGCATCGTAAGCGTACAACATTCGTCTGGCCGTTGAACTCGGGATCGTTGATCCGGCAGGTATAGGCTTAGCGTAAAGCATGAAAATGTAGTACGTGATCCCCGTCTGTGGAACCCCACCATACGGCATGTCCGTTTGAAGCGTTGTACTTGAAGTCACTGCTTGAACGGTCGGCACGTATGTTCCAGTGTTCAACTGAAGCCCCGCCAAACTCGATGCCTGCAACGTCACGCCAGTTGCGTGAGGATATTGGCAATACGCCGTGAATTTATTTCCCCTGATGCTCTGGACACTAATTACTTCGGTGCTCGCGGGAGTTCCCTGATCCAGCAGGAGATACATGCCCTGGTTAATCCCGGTAAGCGAACCTGGTTGAATTTCCACGTACCCCGGTGAGTCGGTGATCGGAGTCGCCAAGACCGTATTCACAGCGTCGTTTACTGGCCAGTTCGTCCCAACCCCCACAACTTGATTAGAGCCTGAGGTGAGAGTCAGAGTCCCTCCGTCGTTATACTGGGCGGGGACCACCATGATCCCCATACGCATCAGGTCCGACCAGTTATGCGCATCAACTACATTGGAGATTCTGCGATTGATGAGATTCTTGACTAGCGTTTCTGGACGGGGACAGATTTCCCTGACTTGGCCCTGCGCATCCCATAGCGAGATTCCCGACATCGGTTACTTCCTTGGGGGCCAAAACCACTTCCCCGGTTCGGGGGATTCGGAATACTGAACTGAAGTTTTCCAAACCAGCCCAAGAGGTTGCGGGGTGGCGCTCGCGTAGCTGTAGAACCCGTTGTTGGACCAGTCGGGGAAGACGCTCAGGTTGACCGTTCCTGTGTCTTGGACCACGGATACCACCATGGCCGCGACTACTTCTCCGGCATGATGTTTCTGGTCCGGCCTGAGGTCCTGTTCTTGAATGCAATAGTAAACGATCCGTCCGATGACCAGCCCGTCCATTGAATACTCCTAAGCGAAGCGTATCACTAATTTACAGGGAAATGAAGGGGCCCAACGTGGGACTATAAGCCTTTGTCGAACATCGCTGGGTTTACTTTCCTGTCTCCAGAAGGCTTATGCCATGGTCCATCAGGTGAGCGGTCCTTTAATCTCCGCCATGCTCCACACACGTAACACCACATCGCTAAACCTCCAAGGATAATCCAGCAGTTCCTTTCGTGACGACAATACTGCCTTCTCCTGCAAGCCATATTATCCCCTGCCAAACGCGCGTACCCCTTGAAGACTACTCCACGAAGCCGTAGAGTGGTTCAATTTTGACGTTCAAGGCGTTCTGAAACGTCCCAGTCGCTTTGCCACCTGCTCCGTAGATAGCGCTCTGGTAACCTCCCGCCGTCACAGCGACGGCGGAACTTGGATCTTGCGCTGCAAGACACGCCGCGATCAGCGCCGCCGCCGCCTGTCTGACTGTTTCTTCTGGCTCGACACACGGGTTCTTGGCGAACTGCGTGGCGAGTTTGGCAGCTACCGGAATTGGTCTGCCAACACTGCTTACTCCCCAAGACATATTGTTTCTCCTTTGTTTTTTAGATGCTCCTGCCGATGCCCGGGATAACCCCACTGAACTCCGGCAAGACCTTTCCGTCTCCTTCCATCATTGCCCACAAATGCAAACAGTGCGCATGGATGTTGACGTAATTCTCCTCTGGCGGGAAGACCGCGTAAGCATAGAGGTCACTGCCTATAAAAGCGTTCTTGATCTTCACGGTGTCATCGTGGTTTGGTGTCCAAGACTTGCGAGAATAAGACACATGTAGCCATTGGCGACCATCCTCTTTCTCTTCGCAGTCCACCAGGACCCGTAACCCGCCATCTTTCTCGCGAACGGCATAGCCGTCTCCCCACTTCTGGATGACCTCCCATCCTTTTGGGCACTCGAATTTCCAGTCCAACGTGGGACCCCCTATCTCTTTCCGATCACCATCTCCCCACCTGTGGGGATCGGCATCGTCTGCACGGCGCTTCGATCGTAGTCTGCATTCGTGACCTTGTGGGTTCGCAAATGGTAACTCTCGATTAGGGGAGAGATGTAGGTCTTGATCCCCAACCTCCGCAGGCGTATAAAGAGCGAGAAGTCCTCGGACCATTGGCCGATGATGTCGAACGGCTGTTCCCCTAATTCGTTCTGAATCCGGTCGAATACCCGGCGTTTTACCAACAGGCATCCGGCCCCCACACACGATACTTGCTGGAGCATGGCGTTCCAGTCCAGTTCCGCGATGGTCACGAAGCCTTGGGTTTCTTCGTTCCAATGAAAGGCCACTGGGAGGTGAGGGTAGACCTTGTACCTATAGAGGGCCGAAAGCACTTCCACATCGCACTTCTTCATCAACTGAATCATACGAACCGCGATGTCGGGGTCAAAAGCATGATCGGTATCCAACATCAGCAGCCAGTCTCCCATCATCCCCTTCACAAGCTGATTTCTCGCGGAGGAATGGTAAGAAGTGCTCGGGGCCATCAAGTGAACATACTCACCGGGCTTACAAAGGAACTCGGAGTCGAACTGTATCATTTGGGCAAGGGACCAGCAGAACTCCCACGGCACCGAGGGAACGGATCCCATGATCCCAAGGGTCCCAATCGGCTTATTCATCAGCAGCATGGTTCACTCCAGTGGCGGCAGGTCTTCGTGCTCAAATCGTTCAATCTGTTGTTTGGACCACTCCGGGTCATACAGATGACGGAAGGGGTGCTCCCAAAACGCATCATGGTTTAAAGCCACGGCGGGGTTGTCGATCAGATTCCAGAATTTCCACCCCCGCTTGCTCGCCCGAAACGCGACGCTTTGATTGTCGCAAGCCCATTTCTGGTCCATGCGCTCATCGAACCCGCCGATGTCCTTCAATGCCTTCAGTGGTGCCGCTGCCCAATCGGCCTCCCAGTTCATCCAATGCGGTTCACCGCGATTTTCAGATCTCCACTCTTTGACTAAGGGTGTCTTGTAGAACATCTTCCCGTTCATCTCCCAATACCCAGGAGCCTTCGGGACAGGGGCGGTGAAGAAGTACCCCGACATGGATCTGAATGCCTCAACAAACTTCTGAAGTCCGTCGCGCTCAAACCAGAGCCAGTCCTCAGCTACCACCACCAGTTTCCCGCGCGCCCTACGGAGCATCGAGTTGAATGCGGCGTTGATCCGATGCTCTTTTCCGCTGTCGATCTCCACCAGCCATTCAAAATCTTGGCACGTCTGATCCTTCAGGGATTGCTCGATGGGCCGAAGGGCCTGAAGCCCCCTAATTGTGGGGCTGAGAACACTGACCAGAGGCGTCATTAGAAATTACCGTCCGCAACTTGAAAGACCCGTAGGCCACGAGCGCGGTACATGTCCACTACTTGCTTACGATCCTCAAAGACTCCACCGATTTCAACTCCTCCTGGCCTGTCTTTAATGAGTTGGTCGAGCAACTCCGATTTCACAACGGAATCTTCTCGGTGGTCCCCTTGCTTGCGCATGTACAGGCCGCTAAACTGGACATCGTGCTTCACAAGCCATGAAGTAGTCGCGGCCTCCACTTCGTCGCTTCGCCCCGATATGAGGACTATTCCGTATCCGGCATCCCATAGAATCCTGGCGACTCGGATCACTTCATCTATTGGCTTATCGTTGGGACAAGCCGCGAAGAAAGCGCGCCAATCTGCCGCGTTTGGTGTGTGGTCTGGCTTGCGAGTGATTAGGTGAAGGCGATGCGATAAATCCGCGAGGGTACCGTCAATGTCAAATATATAAATCATCTCAGCCATCCTCCGGGAGGCTTGGCGTGATCCCACTTCTTCTTGAAGATCTCCATGTTCCGGTCGTACCTTCGACGAAACTCTTCTTGGTCATAATACGAGCGGAAGGTTTGGCCTTGAAGGTGTTGGGCTCTAACGGGTTTAACGGCGATTGTAAACCCGGCGATTCTGGCTCGCGCCAGAAAATCGTCATCGAGAAATCCGTATCCTCCGTTGAACTCCTCGTCATAAACGTATCCGCCGACAGCCTCGTAGACGTTTCTCGGGATGCACCACAGCGAGGTTTCCAGCTTCATCTGGCCAGTCAATACGAAGGTCTCAGGTGCCCACGAAGTAACCGTTTCTGGGACTGCCATTGTCTCCAGCCAATCGGGATCTTCGATCATAACGTCATTGCACACGATGAAAATAAACTGCCCTTGCGCTTTTTCGAAGGCTAAATTGATGGCGGTGGCCTCTCCTTTCTGATCGGCAACGATGATCTCGATCCCTTCGGGGGAGTTCTGTTTGATTAACCCAAGGCTTCGGGCCGACATCTCCCTGACTTTACCTTCTGGATCGTAATCCACAAACACTACAGAGTACTTCGGTCTGTCGTCCACTGCTACCACCCCTTCCCCACATACTGGGTCAAATCCATACTCGATTGGGTATCGGACAATTGCCTTCAAATGCGCTTCCCTCAGCCACGAGTCGATCACTTCAGGAGGACAGTGATGGTGCTCACCATATCCCGATGGTGCTATGGAGTCGTCTGGATTCGGATGCCGCGTGTCATTCGGAACAGTGAAGACAATCCTGCCACCGGGTTTCAGCAGTTCCTTGAACTTCAAGAGTTGCTTGGGAACCGCGTCCGTGGGAAAGTGCTCCAGAATCTCTGTCGCGGCCACAACATCGAACGAATGCCGCTGAAACGGTCGGGGGAGGTCGCGGGCGTCTGAAATGATGTCCGCTGCGTTGGGTTTACAAAGGTGCTTGTCGAACTCGTACTTGTCAAGATTAACGGCACCGATCTTCCGCATTTCTCCGCCATCGTCGCAACACCCTACATTCAGAATCTTCCCCTGACCCTTAGAGTGCTTGAGCGCAAAGATGAACTGTGCGCCGGTGTTTTTGTGATCCTCGACACCATACATCCATGTCTCGATGAAGTCGATGTACCGCTCCCAGTTGAAGGTAGATCTTGCCCACGGCATCATGTCGGCGCGGATCTGCTCTTGCAGTCCCACGTTGGACGCCAGCTTGTAAATCTCCCCAACATACCGGGCCTGCGTTAACGGATCTTCTGGATCACCAAAGATCCAGATTCCATGAAGGCAATAGTCTCCCGCTGCCCATGTTGGGGAAATGATCGGGATGGCACCCAGCGCCATTTCTTCGATACCAGAAATAAACCCCGTTTCCGTAAACAGCGTCGGGTGAGCCGACATCCCACAGGACAATTTCTCCTGGTATAGCCGCTTCTGCCCGATCCTGCCCAGATGAGTGACCCCCGGTTGTTTCATCTCCCGCATGGCCTCATCGTAAATCAGCTTCCACTGATTGGTCGGCGGGTTCGAGGCGATGATCTTCTCCATGTTGTCGAACCCGTAGGCAATGACCAATTCAAGGTCATGCACCCACTGACGCGCTTTACGGAAGATCTTCAACAGGGGGAGGAGTCCGCGATCAGGAGAACTGGCAAAGATGATCTTCCTTGGATTTCTCGTGGGCACGCCTTCGGCCTCGATCTCCCGTATCAAGTCGTTTCGGATGCCATTGAACCCCTGGCACACCTTCTTGGCGTATTTGGGGTACTCTTTCATCGTGAAACTGGCATGAGTCGGGCAGAGAGCGATAAAGCGGTCTAATTTCTCCCACCGTTCCTCGGTAAGGTGGGGGTAGAACACATCTTGGCTAACCAATGACAAGACCTGTCCGGGATGCTCAAGGGGGAAATTATCGAGGACCTCTGGGCACCGAGACACGAACCACCATCCAGGCCGGGTGTAATCGGCCTCAGAAAGGGGTAGCCAGCGCGTCCCTAGCCACTCAGGGGGCGTATCCTGCCGCAGGGGGGCGTAGACCACCACCTCGTGCCCGCGCCTCGCCAAGCGCCTAGAAACCTCCACAACGGCGGTCTCCGAACCGCCTATTCCGGGGTCCTCAGGGTTGCGCATATCCCAAGGCTCGAAAGTGACGGGGCTGATGATCGTTACCTGCATCTAAAGGTACTCCGCAGCGGTCGGCTGCACGGTTATCATTTTGACGGGCTGGAGTTTCTGGTGGAAAGTCATCTGCTGAAGCCAGAGGTTGCCGGAAAATAGAACATCGAAACGTTCTTTCCATGTGAACCTCCACCGGGTGGTCACTACCCCATCTGGCCTAGAACTGATGATCGACGGAAGGGGCAAGTACTCAGGTTGGTCCTTGGCGATGACTGTCTCGTTGTACATCTTGGCGTCTGCCATCGACGGGTGACGCAACAAAACTGGTGAACACGGGTATGGCATCTAATTTCCTCCTGTGTGCCCCGAGAATAAGCACTCGTGGGACTACTTCTCCATTTGATTCGGCGTAGTGAGAGGTTTCACAACCCCCTTGGGAGCTTCGGGTGGCCTGACCAACTCCAACTTGTCGGTCAGCGTGCAGTTCTCGCATTTAGCCGCTTTCCGTGCAGCGGTCGCCGCTTGATCGAAGGCCGATTGCGCCACTTCGTGTTGCTTGTACAGGCCGTTGAACTGAATCTGGATTTGCGCCATCTGGTTCTCGATGGTCAATAAAGTGATCTTGGCGTCCTGAAGCTTCACTTTTTCCGCATCGGGAATCTTGGGCTGTTCTTGGGATTGAGCAAAAGCGAGGGAAGCCAGCAGAGAGAGAAGGACCGTTTTCATGACTCTGAGTATAGGGATTTACGTTGGTAGAGTCAAGAGACTTTCTCCGGCATATCCCAGATCAAGCGTGTACTGCGGCAACCAGTAGCAGGCGCTTCCCGGCTCAATCACTCGATAACCTTATGGCGGATCGCGGTGGCCACCGCCGGATGCGCCGGGTGAGCAGTACGTGCTGCTGCGAATCGGTGACCAATTATTCCGCGTGTGCGTCAGCGTAACTGCCGAGGAAATTGAGGGGGACGCCCGCCTTCTTGCAATCCGCCAACCCGCCCCCGGACCCGACAGAAAAGCCTAGTTCTGTCTTAGTGAAACGCCGTAATCAGCATACCTAGCGATTGACTCGGATTGACAACAAAATTGAAGCTTAGTTGTGTCTGCGCTGTGTCAAAGAAGTGGAGGCCGACATCGCCATTTGTGAGTCCACTCGAATCACCGCCGCAAACCCCGGCAGTCGTGACGGAACAAGCGTTGATGGCGGTTGGGCACGGGAAATCGTCCACTACACCGGTCGGACCTGAGACAGACAGAACAGGCCCCGTTCCCATTGTGCCAGTACCAATCAATAAATCATTGGTTTCGCCTGGAGTTATCAGTGGCACCCCGGATATCGAGGCACCCGTGGATGGAGTGCTGCCCGCTGTCGTGTCCTTAAAGACAGATGAGGATGTGATTTGAGTACTGCCAGAGCCAGCCGTTGCTGCCGTGTCGAGAGAGGTAGCTGTGGTGCAGTAATAAGTCAGAAGGTCGTTGCCTCCGCCAGCGCTGACGGCACTAATCGTATAGGTATTGGGGTTTGAGATCGTGACGCTGTGGTACCAGACCGTCCCACTTCCACCACCATTTGACACGCTGGAAAAATTATTACTGAGACTATCCGAGACACTTGTCACGTAAGAAGCATCGTCGGTGACAACCACCATGGTTGTATTTGTGGGACACGGAATGTTTTGCACATATGTAGCCGCCACATTAGACATATTCTGCGAGGATGCGAGCACCTGTGCCCCAGATCCAGTCGGGGCCGACCCTCCCGAACCGGGCTTGAACGCAGCAGCCATGATAGTGAATGAATCATGGGTTGTTTGAGAGATTGTGACCGCGGGAGTAAAGCTCGTCGCCGTGGCTATGCAATACATCTCCAGATGACCGGCAAATGTATTCTCATCCAATAGAGTGCAGCCGGAGGGTATCGTGATCGCGCCCCAGGCGTTGCCCTGCTGTATCGTGTTGTTTTCGCTCTCATCATCCACTTCGATATAGACAAGATCGCCCACCACCACGGTGATCCCTGTGCCGGAAATGTTCGGAGCCGTGTTATTGGTTGGAACTACAGCAGTCTTGCAGGAACTAGTTCGCAGGGCACCCGTCGTAGCAATATTATAGAAACTTCCAAGGCCGAAATAAAAATCTCCTGTTTTATGCCCCCACGTCACGGTTACTTGTGTTGGGGTGGTGGTTGCAGGGGGGACAAAATTCATCGCGTAGTAGATGTTATGATCTGCTCCATTTGGAATCGCAATCCCAGCGTCCTTGCAACCTGAACCGACCGTGAAAGTTGAGTTCCACGTATTCCCGCTTCCGCTGTTGCCATTGTCCGTCAGAGTTGGCGTGCAGGGTGACGCGCACGTTTGGACATATCCATTGCCGGTAGTGGGATTGTTGGGCCATTCCCCCGAGACGATTACGAGGGAGCCGGTGGTCACGCCGTTGGGCCAAGCGGTCGGGTCTAGCGTAAAAATAGGAGCGTTCATACCAGTGGTTGTTGAACGCGTGATTACATTCTTGCCGAAAAATTGGGTCAACGACGGAGTACCACCTGAAGCATGGGAGCCCATCGTCCCTGGACCCGGCATTGGAATCTGATGCCAGGACAGCGAGAGGAGAACAAGAGAAAGTAAAATCATCGCTCCACCCTCCAGTTTACCTCAGCCCCGCTTGCCACGGTTAAAGATCCAGTGGACCAGTTGCAGACTTGGAAGTTCACGTTGTTTGTCGTTGGATAAGCAGTGATTGCTAAGCCACCCGTAGTAGCTGGAGTGAATCCGGTGACCGCTCCCCACGCCGCATTCGGGGTGAACGAGATAACATCAGTTGAGGCCACTCCAGATGCCGAGATGGTCAAAGTAGCACAACTTGTGCTAGTAATCGCCCCTAGACTATTCAATGATCCAGTCGAGGATGATGCAGTCGTACCCGTGGCAATAGTTTGGGGAATGTTGTACGCAGTACCACCTGCAAGGGCGAGGGTAGCGGCTCCAGATACTCCTGCCGTTCCCGAGCCACTCTTGGCACCGCCCGCTCCAGTGACCAACGCGATATTCCCTCCCGCGCCACCAGAATCATTACCCGCCCCGCCTGCCCCGCCAGTGCCCGAGGTGATAGTGATTGTCCCACCAGCACCTCCCACTGTGGAGGTGGTGCCCGAGCCGGTCGCTGCACCTCCTGTACCGCCTGCGATGGCCGGAGAACTACCAACGCCTCCAGTGTTGGTCCCAGTTGACGAGGTAGCACCGCCCGCCACGCCACTGATATTGAAGAGGGTTGTGGCTGTCGTACCGTTGCCGCCTGCGCTGGCTGGAGCTGTTCCTGCTAGTGTCAACCCAGAACTGGAAGTAATAGGATACGTGAAGGTAGCGTCGGCGGTGGGGTTGGCCAAGCCAGATGTTGACTTATCGAGCGTGATTGCAGGTAGATCACCGGAGGCAATGGTTCCCCATACTGGCGCTGCACTGACCGTCCCGTTGCCCGTCTGGACTAGGAAGTTTTTAGTACTGGTGGTGTTGCCCGCCAGACGGGTGGGCGCTGGAGTAGAGTTCTCATAAATCAAATCTCCGAGGGTGTTCATCGGGTTAGTGAGAATGTTCGACCATGAGGTTGTGCCTGATCCATTGGTGGTGAGGGAGTACCCATTTGTGCCCCCGGTGGGCGGCAGGGTGAAAGTGTAGTTGGCTGTTGCCGCGCTAGCTAGGATTGTGTGGAAGGCGGCACTGGGGTTAGCCAGTTGGAGAGTGCCGCCCACGCTGTTGTCCACGCCCAGAGTTACAGCCGCCGTCCAGGAGGATGCGGAGGTGCTGGAAGCGTTGGGAACAGTTCCCGCCGCAGCGGAGGTGGCGTTCGTGCCACCCTGAGCGATGGTCACATTCGCTTCACTACCAACCGCGTAAGTCGAACCGGCAAAGGTCGCTATTCCAGCACTAGGTTGGCTAGTAGCATACACCAATCCACTAGCAACGATTGGACCTATTACAGTAATACTGCTAGCAGGAGCGGCAAAGTTTAGCGTAGTAGTGTTAGTCGTGCCCAACACTAACTGGTTTGTAGCAGCCGTAATAGTCTGAGCAGCAGTAAACGTATTAGCTCCCAGCGTGGCAAGAGTACTTGTAACGTTAGGAGCAGTAACAGTCACTGCTCCAGAACTAGTGGGGAACGACAAAGTGGTCAGATTAGAACCAGCACCAAATATCAACTGGTTAGACGTAGGGGAGAAAGTCTGTGCGGTACTCCAGGTATTTGCTTGCCCGATACCAGGAATAGTTTGAGAAGTCGTTGGCATGGTAAAGGTTGCTGTACCACCCAACGCAAACGTAGCGGTATAGGCTCCTGTCTCTGTTATACCGCCGCCACTTGCGATAGACAATCCAGTAACCGTAGTAGCCGCAATCGCTCCAGTACCAATCACTGCCAACGCACCAGCGGAACTCATTTGTACCCCGTTACCGTTGCTGTCGAACCGGACGGGGTGTGCCGCTGATCCAGACGCCGTACTAACTCGAAAGATATTACCAGTACCTGTGTTACTGGCCGTATCCGTCAACTCAAATAAATCTATAGCAGATCCAGTCGTAGAATTGTAGGTAAGAGTGGTAGTGTCGGCCGCCATTGTAAGCGATAGATTGCCAGTTGGATTTCCAATAGAACTCCAGCCTGGACTACCTCCCGATGGACAGGTCTGGAAAGATGGGGTAGTAGTCCCATAGCTAGTTGCACCAGACATCAAACATTGTCCATTACCTGTGGGAGTTACCCATGTTGGATTTGTTGCACCAGACATCAACGCACTATACGCGGTCGTTGCTAACCCGGCAAGTGCTGTTGGGGATGATCCATATACAAGATATCCTGCGGTCATTGACGTTGGGTAGGCAATGGTTGAGAAGATTGGATTCGCCGCTCCCTGTCCAATGAGAGGCATATTAGATGCCCCCTGTGCCGTGGACACCGGGGATGACCCAGAAGCTCCGGCAAGCACCACCCCGTATTGCGTGAGGAGACTTCCGCAAGATATAGCTGTCGAGGTCGATCCGTAAAGAATGCCGCCCTGCGTACAGGAGCTTGGGTGAGAAACCGTAGAGTACGCCGGAGTTGCAGATGCCCCTTGGCCGACCAACGGCATATTTAGCGCTCCTGCTGCAAGCCTTGCCGCCGCTCCCGACGAACCACCAACAAATAAGTCCCCGGTCGTCGTTAAGGGGTAATTCGTGAGTGATGCGATGGCTGGAACGTAGGAAGCCGTAAGCGCTGTCCCATTCCATACTCCAGAGCTAATCGTACCAACCGATGTCAAGCTTGATCCAGTGCCACAAATCCCAGTCTGCGGGTTTAATAGTTCCCAGTAAGTTCCATCATAAGTGGCAATGGCGACAGCGGTTGTCAATATATCGTTGGCAACCAAAGCGCTCTGCCCGCACTTGGTAATCGTCGGAGAGCTAAGGCCGTTGACCGTTAAGGTGGGAGCGGCGGCGGTATTAGCTGCCGTAGCCTTCCACATCACCGTTAATCCAGCGACCATTAATGTAGCTGGCGGAGCCAACGTCACGGTTTGCGCCTGAGCGGTCCCGCCACCCGCAGCGTACTCTGTTGAATCCAAGTCAGCCCAGCTTTTATATGAACCAACCGCTGAAGATCCGCCACTCGCCAACATCTGGTTAGCCGTGCCCGCCGTGCCTGATTGCACTGCCCCAGTCGAAGTCGTGCCTCCGAACAGAGGCGCATAGGCCGTCAGGGATGTCGCTCCCGTACCTCCACCAGCGACAAGAGCCGTACCAAAAGAAGGGGTCGTTGAAGACCCGCCAGAGACTAAAGGAACTCCGCTGGTTCCGCTGGTAGCAATCCAAGTAGGGTTCGTCGCTCCAGCCCCAAGAACCCCATAGGCCGTAGTGGCTAAGTTGGCGAGTGCTGTAGCGCTCGACCCATAAACGAGTCCCCCTGCGGTCATTGCAGTTGGATACGCGATCGAAGAAAAGACCGGATTCGCCGCGCCTTGGCCTATTAGCGGCATGTTAGATGCCCCCTGTGCACTAGCTGTGGGAGATGACCCAGCACCACCACCAAATAACACCCCGTATTGAGTTAATGCCGCTGAACTAGCCCAGGAAGATGCACTGCTGAAATAAGGGATACCTCCGTTGTTGCCTGCTACAGTCAACGCAGGAGTGGTCGTTGCTGAACCAACCGAGATCAATCCGCCCGTAAAGCTTACACTAGTGACGGTCCCGTTTATTGCCGAGGTCGTTAATAGATCCCCGTTCACATCATGAAATTGCCAGCCCGCTGCCGTGCTCATAATCGCCGAGGTGTTCGCAGCCATCGTCATTGGCGCTAGAATCTCGTATGCGGCGGTTGTGCCATTTACGTAGAGCGTGACAGATGACACTGAAGAACCACTCGCATTTACCAACTCGATTGAAGTTATATAGGTGTTCACGGTGGATGTGCCCGTATAAAGAGCGCTCCCGGTAGATGTCGGCAGTTGGCCTTGGGCTAACACGCCGGGAGTTGTTATGTATGGGGCCGACGTGCTCACAGTGGTGCCAAAGATGGTGTAGGTGACCGCACTTGCGGTCCCCGCAGATCCATAGATTGTGCCGCTAGGTGCCAGCGTGAATAGTTCATTGTATGGCACGCCGACCGTCGAGATTGGCTGTTGCGCCAACGCTGGCAAGCACAATACGAGGATAGGCAGGAACTTCCTCATATTACTGGTAGTACGCCGTCAAAGACATTGTAGTGCAACCAGTTGTGGTTGACCCAGCATCCGCAGTAGCCGCCGCAAAGCCAATGCCGCTAGTAAAATTCTCCAGCGCAAGCTGTCCAGGCGCAATGGTAAGCCCAAGTCCAGCCTGTACCATATAGGAATCCACTACTCCCGTTCCAATGCTCGGCACGCCAGAGTTGTTATAAAACTGAAGGAAACACGTCACGGTGCCATAGTTGCTTGCGGAAAATCCGTAGAGGTTCCCGGCACTGCCCTTAATGTTTAAGGCCGTTCCCGTGTAGGTATGGTGATACATAGTGAAAGCATACGTGGCCGAGGTGCTGGGAGTAGTCGGTGAAACCGACAGGGCATTCGTCACGTAGGCATTCACCCCGATGACATTACCTGACGGGGCCGACCCATAAGCGGTAGGAGTGGCTGTAATTGAAGAGCCTCCTTCTTGTGATAAATTGACGCTCACGGGAATCATACTGGAGATGCCTTGCACGGTGATTACTCCAGGCGCAGCAGTGCCCGCCGTCCCAGATCCAGTTACGGGTTGCTGCGCCAAGGAGACACCGGCACAGAGAGTGAGTGCCGCGAATAATTTTCTCATTTCTGTTTCCTTTCAATCCATTCGAAGTCGTCGTTAATGTCCCAGTGCTTTTCATCGGCGCGGCAGAGTTCACGTACTTGTTTTCGCCAAACCTCAATCTTTTCGTTAAGCTCCTTCAGTTCTTTTTCGGCTTCCTTTTGGTCTATCTGGGCTTGGAGGATTTGATTCCTGTCCGTCATGACACGCTGGAGGGCTACGTAAGCCTTCCTAGTAAGTTGTAGCACTTCCACTTTTTGCGCGTCCGTCACGGGGGCTGGCTTCTCATCGGAGAATGCCACCAGCGAGGCGAGCAGGAGGATAAGCGTTCTCATAGGCTATCTAGATGCCTCTTGTGGATACGGCGGCGGTCGGCGTAATTACGTATCGCCCGAGTCCACCGGCCAATCGGCTCTAACGCAATCAAGATCGCGCAAGCCATAATGACATCTACCTGCCACATTTACGTAAACTCCGTTACCGAGAGAAGGCCACCGATGGCACTACTGACCGCAGCAATCGATCCCTTCCAGCACGCATCCTGGTAGATTCGGCTACTACCGTCTCCAACGGTTCCGCCAGCAGGGAGTGATATATGAAATGCGCTCGATGTAGGATTTGCCCCTAGCCCGATGTAGATCACGGTTGTCCCTAAGTTCTGGAGCATGAAACTCAGTCGGGCTGGGTTGGCTGGTAGGACTGTCGCGGCCCCAAGTCCAACCGTGGTTTGACTCGGGGCGCTGGCTGTCGTAGAAATAGGCCCTTGCGTTATCGAAATCCCGTTGAGGGGGTTGACGCGAGGTGCCGGACAATAACCCATACTGCCCTTCCTAAGCCGTCCAACGTTGGACTAATTTAATGGTATTGCCTTGCACAATCACGGTCAAGCAATACCAAAAATAACGCCGCGCCCATCGGATCATTGACCCGACAGACGCGGCGCTTTCCCTCTGCCGTGAGAGCCTGTTAGATGTATTCAAGCGTGACCGTGACGCCGCCTACCGGAGGCAACGCACCGGGAATTGACCAGCGCCAGCCGAGGCCGTCACCGACCGCCAATACAGTCAATACGGTCGAGTTGAACAGCGTGCCCTGCTGATAAACGTCCACCGCCGAGAAGTGAGATATGGTGGAAGCCAACACGTTCGCCGAAGACCCGAGTGGCGTTGAGCCAACCGCGTGAACCAGCATACCGGCGGTCGAACCCAGAACGCTGTGGCGCTCCGTCACCGCCACCACTTGACACGGCGCATCGGCGGTAAAGATGTGATTGGTGATTGAGGTCTGGTAGGACGATCCAGCCGGGGAGCTTCCCGTCAATTGCCCCTGCCATGCGATTGTGTACGAGACCTGCGACGGAGTGACTGGGTTGTATGCTCCAGCCGGGTTGAACTGCGATCCGCTTTGATAAACGTTGGTAATCATAATCCTCTCTTGACCTCCATTAACTGCTCGTCGGGGCCGGGCTTGAGCTAGTACTGGTGCTGGCATCTTCCACTTGCCACTGCGTTCCGTCCGACAGCAGCGTGACTGCCGATTCGTCCGAGTGGAAGGTGATCGTGGTGTGGGCGTTCCCGAGATTCTGCCCCGACTGGCAGACCACAGTTCCGTTGCCAGCACCCACTCTAGCGATCGTGATGGACTTGCCGACGAAAACCGTGGCATCGCACAGCGTTACTGCAAACGCGCTGGTTCCAGTCATGACGACATAATCGTCGGTGGCTCCGTTGACGGTGTACGCCGCCGAAACCGAGGTAGGCTTGGACACCCACGCAGCTATCTTCTGCCAAGCCCCGCCAGGGTAGGTCGTGCTGGGAGCGCTCACCAACTTGTAAATAAGCGGCTGGCCAGCGGAGGCGGACGTGATCCAGATCAGGTCCCCGAGTTTGAGGTTCATCCCGGTCACGTCCGACGAAGCCGTAGGCAGCGTATTGGCGTAGAACATCTGCTGTTCGCTGGGAAGATAAGCCGGAGTCGCAATGAAAGACGGCATGAATCCTCCTTAGAGCACGCTCGAATTGAGCACGATGTTGTTGGCAACGTACTGTGACGGAGTCGTCACACGGAACATGGCGACGTCGATATTCAACACGCCAGCCGTGCAGTGAGCCAAGGTGTCACCTGTTGGCGTAAAGGTCACCTGGGGGGTGACCGCCGACAACTGACCCATCGGCTGTGCGAACGTCTCCTGGATGGTCGTGTCGGCCACCGCCTGGAACACATTGAACGGCTGAGTGAAGAAGTTGGTTGTCCCGCCCGACTTCCCTACACTGACCGTCATCCCAGTGAGCGAACCGCCGGTGAACGATGTCGAGTGCTTGACCCGCATGTAGAGCAGAAAACTGCCCTGCGGGAACGTCATCGCAGTGCTCGTGTTATACGGCGGCCCGCTCAGCGTGTTGTAGAGATTGAACGTGTACGCCACGCCGGAGCTGGTGCTCGTAGTCTGGAGGTCCAGATAGGTGAACTGGAAACTCCAAAACTGGATTGTGCCGCCGAGATTGCCTGCTAATCCTTGTTGTGTCATTTACATGATCCTCACTTCTTTTTCCTCTGCCACGCAACTCATTGAAAACACTCAGAAAAGCGTCGAGGCGAGTTTGAAACAGGTCCGGGGGCTTGGCACCATTAGATTTGAGCCGCTAAGGAACTGGCCGCTCACATCGATCGAGTTGTTCACGCCCTTGAATCCGGTAAACCCGAATTGAAACAGGTCTACCTGGGAGAAGTACCACTCCACGTAGGCCGTGTTCAATCCGAACATCTTGCCGATCGGCGAGCTACCCGAAGGAAGATACCGCGAAATGACCACATCGGCGGCATTGAACCTGAAGTTCTGGAATCCCACGTTGGCCAGATCGTTGTCTTTATTCTCATACCGCATTGCAGGCTGCGTGCCCTGCCAGATCAAGTTCCAGCCGTTCTGTGTGACCACTATCAGGTCCGGGTGATCCGAGCCCCAACAGGCGTTTCCATAGGCCGTGTTGAGTTGTGCCAAGGTGAACGTGGTCACCGTGGCCTGATAGGCATTCAGCCCGCCAACGGTGCCAGTCGTCAAACCATTGATATCGGTTCGGTTCTGGCCGCCGACTTGGGAGTAATTTGTTCCGTCGTCGATCCACTCATCAAATCCGTTCAGGTATTTAGCCCGCGCACCCTGCCCGTTCTGGTACATATTGACGGCCAGGATCTTCGCCATCTTCAATGAGGCGTTGAGGAACTTCATCTCTACCTGATTGAAAATCGCCTCTTGGCCATCGTCGTTCATCGCGTCCCATCCGTATAGCGTGATGTTTACCCACGCTACCTTCAGGTCCACCGTGATCGCCGCGTCGGTCGTAACGAAGTTGATGTCCATCGTTTCGCCCTTGCCCATAAAATCGCCGAGGAGTTCCCCAACAATCACGGGCCTCCTTACGCGGCTGTTGCCCGCGAATCGTTCTGCTCTCTGCTGACTGAGCCTAGTAAATGCAGGATCTGCACCGTAGATGATCGTTCGTGTTGCGACCGGGTTCGCTATTCCCGGCCTTCTCACACTTTCATGTGAGACCAGACCATATCATCACCCCGAAGGGTGCCGCGCGCTTCCGAGCACTTGCCCGTACTCCCCGAAGGGATGGCCGTTGAACGTTCCCATTTCTGGGCTTCGCTGCTGATTACCCCGAAGGGCTTCCCAGCAATTCACGCGGTTTTCGAGGCGGCTTTCACCGCCAAGGGACTATCAGTTAATCCGTTGTCTTCTCTACGATGTAATCGTACACATCCTTGATGTTGCGACCGGGTTCGCTATTCCCGGCCTTCTGCAAGTTTCCCAGCAGAGCAGATCATCTCATCGGCCCGCTTCGGGTCGCCTCGCGCTTCGGGCCGCTTGGCCCTACTCCCTCTCGGGATGATCGTTGAACCTTCCGACTCTCGTCGGCTTGGCTGCTGATTGCCTTGCCCGCCAATTCGGGTTTAGGTGTCCCAGCAATTCACGAGGTTTGCATAACCGATCTCTCGGCTAAGGCCCTATGTCTAAGGCGTCCAGCTCCGTTAGCTGCAAGGCCATTCTACGTACCTCCTATTTCATTGACATTGAGTAGGGGTTGGCGTACACTAAACGTATGGAACAACCCCAGCAAACAAAGATCAGACTGAGTACTCGCGTGTACAAGGCCTGTCCTCACTGCGGAGAACAACATTCCGCCAGAGAAATATGGCCGCACCGAAAACGGTGCGAGCTTAACCCTAAGAACCTGCCGAAGACGATAAAAGAGGCCCCAAAGAAAGGTCCGGGAATGCCTGTGTCTTGCAACTACTGCGGACACAAGACCGTGCAGTTGCTTCTTCAGAGACATTTCGCAACCTGCCCGAATATCACGATCCTCGAAGGACAGAAGGTCTGTACTATCTGCCAATCCATCCTGTCGATAGATGACTTTTCGGCTCATTGCAGATCTCCGGGCGGAAGAAGCAACATCTGCAAGAAGTGCGCCTGCGCGAGATCTACGACTTGGTATCACACGCCGAAGAATCACATGTCCCGTAGAGAACGTATGGAATACAAACTCTACGGCCTCAGTCCAGAAGGACGAAAGTCCCTTGAGACTGCGCAGAACGGTCTGTGCGCCATTTGCGGTAAGCCGCCCAGCGGAGGACCGAAGAACGAGAGGCTGGCCGTCGATCACAATCACAATTTCCCCGGCACTCACCGAGCACTCCTTTGCGAGAAGTGCAATACAGGCCTCGGTGGGTTTTTGGACGACCCGGCCTTGCTCGTCAAGGCAATCGCTTACCTTGCGAGTCACCGAAAGATCGCCGCTGTTTCCTAGCCTCATCTTGCCTTTCGGGAGCGCTATACTGCGCTCCCGCTCATTTCCTTCTCTAACTTCTTCTGGACGTACTGCTGCGAGATGATCCCTTTACCTAAAGGCGCTTCAATGGCGTCGCCTTCCTTGGGCTTCAACCGTTCCAGTTGGCGCCGCTGCAAAGGTCCCAGCTTCCTTCCGCCACCGCCGCCGTCCACAATCGTCGGACTGTGCCCGCTCAACGCCGCTGCTTGCTTGCGGCCCTCCGCAATGCCTTCTTCGCGAGCCGCCTTCTTCTCCGCTTCACGGGTCGCCGTATCGCGTGCTGCGAACTTATCCTTGTAGAAGTCGTTGTAGGCTTCGTCTGGGTCGATGTTCGCCATCGATGTTTTCTTAGCTTCGGCCAACTTCTTCATGTGCTCGAAGACGGCGGGCGCATCCAAGGCCTCTCCGAAGGTCTTCTCGTGCGCCCCGAATTTCGGCGTCAATTTCTGGTAGACCTCCTGGAAGCGATTGCCCCAACCGTTGATAGTCGAGTTCAGTTCGGGGCGGATTTCCTTGTCCCGAAATTCCGTCAGCTTCGAGGTCAGCGTGTTCACATCCACCACGCCCTTCGCGGTCAGCGATTCATCGATCAACTTCTTTACGTCTTCGGCGGTCATATCAAGTTCTCCACGCGCCCGCAACTTCTCCACCTCTGCGGTGGCTTCGGCTAGTGATGTCCGAACGCGGCTGTGTTCTTGTTCCCACATAGGCCAATCTGTTTCCTTGAAGTGCCGCCATTTCTCCAACTCCTCGACTACCGGAGGCAGAGTTTCGTATTGAAGTGCTTTGACCCTGGGAAGTAATGGTTCCACTTGCTCCCCAAGTTCGGCATATCGTTTCACGGCAGGATACTTCTCGGAGATGGCCTTGAGACTGTTGCGTTCGCCGTCATCGGCGATCGCGGCTAATAGGTTCTCAAAGGGCATCTTTATTCTCTCTTACATCACCGGACTGGGAGGTCCGGCTGATGGGTTAGACGGCGGTTGCGGCGGCACTACCGGGCTACCCTTGGCCATTCCGCTCCGCTGTGCTTTCTTCTGGATCTCTTCGGCGAGTTTCATGCCCGCTTCGGCGATCGGTTTGAACAGTGGAACCAATGAGGGGTCGAAGGATTCCAATAGGGTTTTCGTCTCACCCACCCACTGGTCGAGCTTTTGAATCTGCCCCATCACCTGTTGCACGACCTGCATCCCATCCTGGGGCTGATTGACGCCTTGCGCTGAGAATACCGATTGCTGCTGCTCTGGAGGGGCCTGCTGTTGCTGGATAATGTCAGGAGGCAGCGGAGGTGTGGTGCCCGTGGCCATTTACGCCTTCTTGGTCCGATTCTTCCCTTCGAACGAGTGCTGCATAGTTGTCTCGCTCATCCCGTCCTTGTCGTATGGGCTGCTTGCCTTCCTCGACAAATTGACAAGCGTGGCCCCGTCGTGCGAGTGCTCGCCATGACTCTGCCTATCGCCGAAGGCGGCGACTGGATTCGGTTTACGGCTGAGGGAAACCTGGGTTGCCGTGATATGGGCGTTCGGTTTGGGACCGCCTCGATCCGGCATATCTTTCGGGCCTTGGGCTAACTTCTCCTTGCTCGAAGTTGCGTGAAAGTTTTGAGGGTATTTCATAGACTATCTCCGGTACACGCGCTTGTTACGGCGCGATGCCTTCTTCCTGCCCTTCTTTCTGGCCATAAATTTTTTCCGTGGTCATGCTGGAATAAAGGGTGGCCTATTTTCTTGACTTAGGCACGCCACCGGGCCACCCCAGCGGGAGGCGTGTTGGGTTACTTGCGACCGTGCTTGCGGCCTTTCTTTCCCCGACGTGCCATGGTGGGCCTCCCTTCGTAAAAGTCCTCAAACGGAACCTGAGGCTGTAATAAACGTACTACAAGTCAATGAAAGGGGATGCTTCCCAACGTGTCTAGACAGTTGCTCACTTTCTGGCTATTCTTGGATCAGTGGCTACCCCTAAAGACTTGAAACTATGGACTTCCGAGATTCCTCACTTCCCATTCGTAGACCCTAATCTTGAGTACATCGGAACTAGCAAACTGAGGCTTCTAAATGCTAAGGCGCTGCGCCAACTAAGACGACCAATAGTTGTTCAGGACCAGATCACCAACAAGCCATTGGTAGTGATCGTCAAGTACGAGCACTACCTCCAGGTTCAAAGGATTCTCTTGGAGGGATACGAGTGATGGCGGTAGTCCCACGTGGGACTCAACTCAGCGATAGTTCGAGCATCGTGCCACCGCGCTCTCCGTTCGGATGCTTCCACTGACCAAGATCGCGTACCACAACCATGTACCCCCAACCCCCTCTTTGTACGTGAAGGTAGAGAGACATCAAGGTGAACGGGGTCCAGGCGCTATACGGGTGAGCCCTGTCGCTGACTTCTCGTTTGACGCGGCGTTCTTCCTGCACCCTTCGGCCCTCCACCAATACCCGCCTCGTGTTCTTTCTGCATTTCCTGTATGACAAGGTCTGCGTTCTCCGGGAATTCCGCTTGCCGATAAAGACCGTGAAGTGACAGAGCGCCCATCTTGAAATACGTGGCCGCCCTCACCTCCTTCTGCATTCTACTCGTTCCGTGAGTCGATCCAGGAGCGATCTTCATACTGAATGCCCGCCAGAAATCCTCCTTCGGTGCCGAGGAAGGAACCATGGTCCCAGCGTCGTAATCGAAGTCTTCCGGCGTCATCCCGTCTGCCCCCAGCACTCTCATACGTCCGCTTAAAGTGGCGTACTGGAAGACGTTCGATACCATCTGTGACCCAGCTTCTTCTAATGCGATCTCAAGGTAGCGGCTTTCCAATTGGAATGGACCGCTCAACGTCTCCCTCATCTGTTCGATGGCTTCACCTCCCGGCACTTGCTTTTTCTTGGCGATGCCGGAGATGTCCAATGATCCAGAACGTTTCTTGATCGTCTCGACGAGATACCGGAGAAACTCTCCGATGTACGGAGGCAGATTCGGCGGGTCCATGTAGCGGAAGTCACCGGGTTGGGCGATTGGGTTCATCAGAATTTTTTGCGCCGGTTTAGCGGG